GGCCTTACTAGAATTTCTGAAGAAGAATACTCTGAGCAAAAACAAAGAATGGCCGAAGGGCTAATTCCTTCTCTTAATGATCTTGGAGCAGTCCAAGCAGCAAAGGATACTATTGCAAAGTATGGAAGTGATGACTAATGAGTGAAGATAACCAGTACATTATTCGTGCAAAGACAGATACTTTTGAAGAAGAAAAAGATATCTTTGCTGAGCAAGACCCCTTTAATAAAACATGGGATGAATTAAAAAATCTTAATGGACTAGATAATAACTTTAGGCGTCGTACTTCTCGTGTAATAAAATCAGAGTCTGCTGAGATGAATAAAGTAGATGCATCTAAAGGATACATTGATTCAGCACGTGCAGTAAGCACTGGTATTAATGGCGCAGCATCAAAAGAGATTAATCCAGGATTAATATATAGAAATGGTTATGGTTTGTTTGATGTTATTACTCCACCATGGAACCTGTATGAACTTGCAAACTTTTACGATACATCTTTTGCCAATCATGCTGCCATCGATGCGAAGGTAGAAAATATTGTTGGCCTTGGCTATGACTTTAAAATTACACCAAGAACAATGTTGAAGTTAGAGTCTTCTAGTGATAAAGGCGCTACAGATAGAGCACGTAAAAGAATTGAAAGAGCAAAGATTGAACTGCGAGATTGGCTTGAGTCATTAAACAGTGATGATTCGTTTACATCAACAATGGAAAAAGTTTATACAGATTTGCAGGCAACTGGCAATGGTTACCTTGAGGTAAGTAGAACAGTTAAGGGAGACATTGGATATATTGGGCATATTCCAGCGACTACCATGAGAGTTCGTCGTTTACGAGATGGCTTTGTTCAGGTAATTGCAAATAAGGTTGTTTATTTCCGTAACTTTGGAGCAACAAATCCAAACCCACTTGGTACAGATCCAAGACCAAATGAAATTATTCACTTTAAAGAGTATTCACCTTTAAATACATTTTATGGTGTTCCAGATATTATCTCTGCAGTAACTGCTTTATCTGGAGATGCTCTTGCGTCACAATATAATATTGATTTCTTTAGTAACAAAGCAGTACCAAGATATGTTGTTACACTGAAGGGTGCAAAACTTTCTTCAGAAGCAGAAGATAAGATGTTCCGCTTTTTACAAACAGGACTAAAGGGGCAAAACCATCGAACACTTTACATACCTTTGCCTGGAGATTCTGACACAAATAAAGTTGAATTTAAAATGGAACCAATTGAAAATGGTGTTCAAGAGGGGTCTTTTGAAAAGTATCGCAAACAAAATCGTGACGACATTCTTGTAGCCCACCAGGTTCCCTTATCAAAACTTGGAGGATCGGACTCAGCATCCATCGCTGCAGCATTAGCACAAGACAGAACATTTAAAGAACAAGTTGCAAGACCAGCACAAAGAAATCTAGAAAAAATGATTACCAAGGTTGTTCGTGAAAAAACAGATATTGTTGATTTTAAGTTTAATGAGTTAACTCTTACAGATGAAATTGCTCAGTCTCAAATTTTGGAACGCTATGTAAAGACACAGATCATGGTGCCAAATGAGGCAAGAGAACTTCTTAATTTACCACAGAGAGATGGGGGAGATGAGCCGTTCGATCCAAAACCAGAGCAGGCAGCAAATGATAATGCTAATCGTGCAAGGGATACAGAAAGAACTAATAACCAGTCTGATGGCACTGCAACCGTAAGTGGTCGTAATCCAAAGGGCGAAGGACGAGCATCTCAATAATTGAGATATCGTAAAAAAAGGCTTTATAATATATACTACCATGACTATCTCTAAAGCACATTGGAATACAGATGGCGATAATGTCCGCCTATCCATGCCACTTACAAAAGTCGACAAAGAAAGACGTATAGTTTCTGGCTTTGCATCTTTAGACAATCTTGATAAGCAAGATGATATTGTTACATCAGAAGCATCAATGGATGCATTTGCAAGATTCCGTGGAAACATTAGAGAAATGCATCAGCCTTCAGCAGTTGGCAAAATGGTTTCATTTAAAGAAGATAAATATTTTGATCCAGAGTCAAAGAAGTTTTATAAAGGAGTATTCGTTTCTGCATATATTTCAAAGGGAGCAAACGATGCATGGGAAAAGGTTCTTGATGGAACCTATACTGGTTTTTCAATTGGCGGAAGAATGAATAAATGGGATGATGCCTATGATGAAAAATCAGATAAGTCAATCCGTGTTATTAAAGAATATGATTTAGTAGAGTTGAGTCTTGTTGATTCCCCTGCTAATCAATTTGCAAACATCGTATCTGTTGAAAAAGTTGATGGTGTAGATGTTATTAAGGGTGATGAAACAGTTTTAGAAAACGTATTTTATGATAAAGAGTCAGGCCTTGTAATGTTATCAGCAAATGAATCAGAGATTAGTCCAAATACAGGTGAAGAAATGGCAAACATAGGTTTCGTTGAAAAAACGGATAACGAAAAACTAAATATGATAAAATTCTTAGTCGATAGTGCTAAAGGCATTAATACTTCTAAGATTAACAAGGAGGAAAACCTTATGGCAAAATCAACAAAAAACACAGTTGAAGAGATCGTAGAGAAATCTGATATTGCAGTTGAAATAGAGAAGGTCGCTCCAGTAGCAGAAGATGAAGTTACAAAGGCTTCAACATGTCCAAATTGCGGAAAGGCTATGGGCGCATGTGAATGCGGTTCAAAGTCGGATGCAACTGAAGATAATTCAACAGAAAAGGCTGCAAAGCCAACTGATGCTGAAGAGTCTGCTGCTCATGAAGGAACTGAATCAACATCAGTTGAATCAGAAGAAGACAAGAAGAAGCCAATGGCTCCTAAGTCAGATGAAGTAATTGCAGAAGCAGTTGCCGAAACTAATGACGGTCTTGAAAAAGCCTTTAGCGATCTAGTAGAAACAGTCAAGTCTTTACAGGCAGAAGTAGAAATGCTTAAGTCTTCAAAGGTAGACGTTGAAACAGCAAAACAATCATTTGAAGCAGTTGCAAAAGATATTGCAGCAGCAACAAATACATTTAATGAATTTGGTAAGCGTGTGGAACTTGTAGAGCAAGACACTGCTTTCCGAAAGTCTGGCGATCTCGGCGAGATAGTACAGAATCAACCTGAAATGGTTGAAAAATCCCTATGGGGCGGTAGTTTCCTCAAAACAGCCGATCTATTCATTTAGAAAAAATCACAGGAGGTGACAATATGTCGGAACAGAATATAGAAAAGAACCAGCCAGGTACCACAGGTACAGGGCATGTTGGCGGAACAGCACCAGGACTCTATCAGGGTCAAGGAGCATTCGCATCAGGTTCAGAAGCAGGCGTTAACGTACCAGGTAACTACACCGATGGTGGAGTACTAGGTAATATCCCTGCAGCAAACTTGGGTCTAACAGATGGCCCAAACGCAGTAAATCCTTCAGGTGAGGCTGGAAGCGGAATTCTCCGCCCAGAGCAAGCACGTCGTTTTATTGACTACGTGTGGGATGCTACCACTCTCGCCCAAGATGGCCGTCGTGTTACTATGAGAGCCAATACAATGGAACTCGAAAAGGTAAACGTCGGAGAGCGTGTAATCCGTGCAGCAGCGCAAGCAGTTGGCGACTACACAAACGCAGGTGCAACATTCTCAAAGGTTGAATTGACTACAAAGAAGATTCGTCTTGACTGGGAAGTAGCATCAGAAGCACTAGAAGATAATATCGAAGGTGCACAACTCGAAGATCACATCGTTCGTTTGATGACCAATGCTTTCGGTAATGATATCGAAGACCTTGCAATCAATGGTACAGGAGACTCTGGAGACGGAGCATTCCTTGGTATCATGAACGGTTTCGTAAATCGTGTTAAGGAAGATGGAGACGCTCATGAGTCTGTAGTCACAGTTGCTAATAACGCATGGACAACAGATGTAATGCAGAACATCATCACAGCAATGCCACGTAAGTATCGTGCTATCAAGTCTAACTTGAAGTTCTATGCTGGTACAGATGCATTCCAGGGAATCGTTAAGAATAACGGTACTCTAGCAGACGCAGTTGCTGAAGCATTTGCTTCACAGGCTGGCGGAACTCCAATGAATCGTCAGGCATACCTTGACGGTGGAGCACAGACATTCGGTGGAGCACGTACAACACGTGTTCTCGGAGTGGACGTACAAGAAGTTCCTTACTACCCTGCAGGATATGTCGATTTGACATTCCCACAGAACCGTGTATGGGGCTTCCAGCGTGATATCACTGTTAACCGTGAATACAAGCCAAAGAAGGACACTGTAGAATACACAGTATTCGTTCGCTTTGGTATTCAGTGGGAAGAACAGGATGCTATCGCATTCGCTGACGCTGCATCAGATGCATAATCTGTAAACAGTAAAAATTTAGGGGGAGTAGGAGTTAATTCTCCTGCTCCCCTTATAACTTATAATGATATAATACTATTTAGGAGGAAATAATGGAAAATTTTAATGAAAATCCAATTACAGAAGAGGTAATTGTTGAGACTCCCGTTGTTGTAGAGGCACCAGTTGTTGAAGCACCATCAGTGGTAGACACACCAGTAGAATCTGTAAAAGAAGAAGCGCCTGTAGAAGAAGCAAAGGTTGAAGAGCCAAAGCCTGCAGATGTTATTGCTGCACCATCATATGCTGGACAAGATGAAGTCCCAGCACTTGGTTCAGTAGAAAATGGTGCAATTGGTGCAACAACTGCACCACGCACACCAAATAAGAAAATAGAAAAGCCTACAAAGGAAGATAAGACTGTTGCAATTAAGTCAACAAAAAATGTTTCTTGGTCTGAAGTTGGCAAGGTTTCTAGAGGAATCAATATTGTTTCTGAAAAAGATGCAAAGCAGTGGCTTACACGTGATCACATCTCATTGGTTTCACCAGAAGATGTTGCTAAGGAATTTGGTAAGTAACACATGGAGGTTATGAGAGTTCCACCTTATCCTATTACAACTACTTGGAATTTACCTATACCAAACTATACGTATATTCAGTATGTTGAGGATTTGGTGGACCACTCATTCATAGAAACAGAAGTCACATCAGATGCCGATGGAGTCGTAGAGTATATTCTACCGCTTGATAAAGTTCAATTCGATAGAAAGTTTTATATTAAATTTTATGACACAGAGCATGAGCATACTCTATATGAAGAAAACTTAGATATTATTAGACCCTATGTAAATGCTAAAAAGGTTGGAACAACTGCATCAGAAATAGCAGATTACAGAATGCTAGAACTTGTAGCAAGATCAATTATTGATACGATTATTCCAAATGGATTTTATAATTTTAAAAAGGTTATTCAAACAGTTGGTCAAGGTACAGACTACTTCCCATTATGGTACGATACAAATAAAGTTTTAAAGGTTTATGAAAACAATGTTTTAGTTTATGATGTTGAAACACCAGAAGGAAATGTTTATGACTATATAATTACATTAGATAATTCAGCAGTCCAAAGAGTAATTACTGACCCATATAACAGAGCAGAGCAAACTCCACCAAACATGCCAGTCGCCAGGGGAGACTTAGGGTATTACGGATATCAATCAATTGGATTCCCAGCGGGATGTGACTATACATTTATTGTAGACAGCGGATACAAAACAATTCCCTCAGATGTTGAGGCAGCAACAAAAACATTAATTGAAGATTTAAGTTGTGGCAAGTTAGATTATTATAAGAGATATGTTACTGCTTATAATACAGATCAGTTTAGAATCCAGTTTGACAAGTCTATTCTTAATGGAACTGGTAACATGCTAGTAGATAAGATATTAGATAAGTACGCAAATACTATTCTTAAACCAGGGATAATTTAATGATTTGCGAGGCAACAGATTATATGTTTCCAATGTCAGCAGATATATTCCATCCAGTGGTTGAACAGGGTACTTATGGAAATGTTAAAAAGACATGGATACAAGATAGAACAATTGCTGCTTCATTTAATGCAGTTGGCCGTGCTGGTAAAGAAGAAATTACTCCCAATGTAAACATTACACAGCAAACAATTTTGATTGGTAGAGTAAAAACAGATATTAGACTATCTAGTTTAGATGGGCGTAACTCAATAACAAATGTGCTTCTTACAAATGTTAAAGATAGAAACTGCAATGAGGTATATATTGAGACATCTGGTCCACGTGCAGGAAAGTCTACAATTTTTGAAGTTGCAACACAAGAACCCTTTATGGGCCCATTTGGTAATGTTGAGTATTATAATTTAGTTATTCGTAGATCAGAAAATCAGGCGGTAGATGTATGATAGTAAAACTTGATGATAGAGAGTTTAATAGACTAATGAAGAATATAGTAGACTATTCTCTTGGATTTATTGAAGGCGCACAGCGTGGAAAGACAAAATTTTTACAATCACTAGGTGTTGACACAATAGAGGCATTAAAGCAGTATGTTGATAGCAATGCAAGGGTTGATCCAACAACACTTCATCATGTTTATGAGTGGTATAGAGTTGGAAGCCCAGAAGCAAGATTATTTGATTTTGATTATACTGTAAGCAATATAGGTCTTTCTTTTAAGGCAAACTTTTCACAATCAAAATCAGTTCAAGCAGGATCATCAGAGCCATTTTATAATAAAGCAAAGATAATGGAATTGGGTGCACCAATAACTATTAGACCAAAGAAAGCAGATGCATTAAGATTTGAAATAAACGGAGAGATTGTTTATACAAAAAATGAAGTTGTTGTAAATAATCCTGGAGGAAAATCAGAAGGTGGTTTTGAAAGAGTGTTTGACACATTTTTCAATAAGTACTTTACACAAGCATTTTTAAAAAATAGCGGAATATTGCAGTCATTTGAAAATCCTGTTGCATATAAAAAGAATCTTCAAGCAGGGTCTAGAGGTGGTCGTGCCACTGGAATTCAGACTGGATATCGATGGGTTGCTAATGTAGGGGTGGCATCATAATGGCAAATCAAATTTGGGAACCAACATCTCCAATGAATACACCAATGTTATGGATCAATAACTATCTATCTGAAAAAATTCCAGCACTATCAAACATTGACAAGTTTCCATTTTTCCCTAGTACGCCATCAACAGTTAACGACTTAACAGAATATTTTAGTCAAAGTACTCAAGGTGTTGCAGCCACATGGGATAGACTTATTCGCATGAGAAGAAGCCCTTTTCCTCATATTAAACAAGAGCAAGCATTGTATTATTTTTATGCACAAGGAACTAATCCAACTGACATAATGGTTCAGATCCAAGAATCTGTTTTAAGACTCATGGATCGTGAAGATGAAACTGCACAAGAGATTAACGACTGGGCAAAAGCCAATGGACCAATCGATGGCATGGATTGCAACTTCTACTTTCATAGATTCAAGATTTACCAATTAGAAGAGGTACGAGATATCATTGACTTTGGCACCGCCCGCACCTATGGTGGCAATAAGATAATCATAGACTTTGAGTATCATCAAGATACCTCAATTTCATCCCAATAAAGGCATGTTATAATTGTCATGAGGAAACAAGCCCTTATTTCAACAAAGAAAAAAGAGGTGAACAAATATGGCATATACAAGAGGTAGCAGCAACAACATTATTGTTGGAGCAGCAGCACTTTTCACATATGATCTAGGCAACTTAACTGATGCTGATCTTCCAGCGTACCAAATCAATAAGTCTTTCAGAGAATCTCTAACAGACGATGAAGATTTCCGTAACGTTGGTTACACAATGAACGGCCTTGAACTACAGTTCCAGCCTGACTTCGGTGAAGTACAGGTTGATCAGGTTCTAGACGTTGCAAAGTTGTATAAGCAGGGTATGAAGGTAAATCTAAATACTACATTTGCTGAAGCAACTCTTGAGAATCTTCTATTTGCACTTGCTTCTTCAGATTCTAATCTATCTGAAGCAACAGGAACAGGTATCGGAGCAAACTCACAGGAACTAAACCTATCTGCAGGAGACTTGGGCGAATGTCCAGTTGAACGTGGTTTGGTAGCAGTAGGTCCAGGTACAGGCGACTGTGCACCTGAATCTGCAATTGAACGTGTTTATGTAGCATACCGTGCACTCTCAATCGAGAATGTAACAGTATCTGCTAAGCGTGATGCAGCGACTATGTTCGAAGTATCATTCCGCCTTCTTCCAAATGATGATGCATCATACGGAAAGATTGTAGATCGTACAATTCCAGCAACTGCATAATACAATTTAATAGTGAGAGGCTCAATCCTTCGGGATTGGGCCTTTCTGTTTGGTACAATAGATAGATGCCTACAAAAATATATGAGTCATCCTATATAAAAATGATGGATGGTTATGAAATTTATGCAACACCACTTAAAATAAAATATTTAAGAGAATTTTTAGAAATGTTTGAATTTATACATGAAGCAGAAAATGATGAAGAGACTATTGAGATTTTATCAAAATGTGCAGCCATAACTATGAAGCAGTATAGACCAGAAGTAATTGATGAACTTGAAGACTACGTAGATCTCCCAACAATATATAAAATTATTGAGTTTGCTGCTGGGATTAAAATTAATCAAAAATCTGAAGAGCCAGTTAAAAAACAAGCAGAAGATTCTGGATCATCTTGGGATTCATTAGATTTAGTTAAACTGGAGTCTGAGTTATTTTTACTGGGTATATGGAAAAACTATGAGGAACTAGAAACATCAATATCAATGCCAGAACTGCTAACAACCCTTAATTCAAAAAGAGAATTAGACTATCAAGAAAAGAAATTCTTAGCAGCAATGGAAGGCGTAGATTTAGATGAGCAAAGTGGTAAAACTGATAGCAACGCATGGGAAGAAATGAAGGCTAGAGTTTACAGCAAAGGTAAAACTAGTGATCCAAAAGACATTGTTGCCCTTCAAGGACAAAATGCTGCTAATGCTGGATTTGGTATTGGAATGGGATTGTCTTACGAGAAAATAGACTAAAAATAGCAGTTTGCTATGCTATAATTAGATAGTCTACATCTTGGAGGAAAAAATGACAACGCAAACAACAAAGGTAACACTTATGGATAATACCGAAATTGAGGTACGTCCACTTAAGATTTCTTTGCTACGTCCGTTTATGAAAAAGTTTGAAGGAATTGCAGATATCGCAGAAGATAACGATAAGTCAATGACAGTATTAATTGAATGTGTTCAGATCGCACTAAAGCAGTACAAGCCAGACTTGGCTGAAGATCTAAAGGCTTTGGAAGAACTACTTGACCTTCCAACGGTATACAAGATTGTTGAAGGAGCCTCTGGGGTAAAACTCAATGAGGTAAGCGCACTTCTTAATACTACAATTCAAGAATAAATTAATAAAGAGGTGAGAATGAATGGCTGATGTTAATGCCAATATAGGCGTCAATATTGACACGTCTAATGCATTATCACAACTAAAATCTCTCCAAAAACAACTATCTCAGTTTCACACATCAATATCTAGAACTTCTGAGGCTGCAGCACTAGCACAAAGAGATCTTCAAAAGAATCTTCTTGCAAGTATTAATGCCACTGGTGCATTTGCTGCAGAACTCAGGACTATCAAAACAACATCAGAATCATTTACTGCATCACTTGAGAAGAACAAGTTCTCAATGCGACAATATTTTAGGTTTGCTGCAGCATCAACTAAAACATTTGGTAAGTCTTTTACTAGTGAATTTGATACTATTGAAAAGGTTGCAACAGAGCGTGTCAAAAGATTACAGACACAATATATTAAATTAGGTCGTGATGCAAACGGTGCAATGAAAGCAATTGCAGTTATGCCAACTAGTCTTAACATGGATGACTATGGCACAAAAGTTGCAATGGCTGCACAGAAACAACAATTATTTAACCAGTTAATGAAGCAAGGTTCCACAAACCTCATTAACTTTGGTAAGAATACCCAGTGGGCAGGTCGCCAATTAATGGTTGGTTTTACAATTCCACTAACAATACTTGGAACAACAGCAACAAGAGTATTTATGGAAATGGAAACACAGGCTTTAAAGTTTAGAAAGGTTTATGGCGATTTATTTACTCCACAAGCAGAAACGCAGCAAGCACTTGCTGATGTTCAGCAACTTGGGCAAATGTTTACTAAATATGGAATTGCAGTTTCTAGTACTGTTGGATTAGCAGCAGATGCTGCAGCAGCAGGCTTTAAAGGAATAGATCTACAAAGACAAACAACAGAAGCAACAAGGCTTTCTGTACTTGGACAAATTGATAGTCAAAAAGCATTGCAAACAACAATCTCTTTACAAAATGCATTTGGAACATCTTCAGAACAACTTGCTGGATCAATTGATTTTCTTAACGCAGTAGAAAACCAAACTGTTTTATCTTTAGATGACGTAACAACAGCAATTCCAAAAGTTGCACCAATCATTAAACAACTTGGTGGAGATGTTAAGGATTTAGCATTCTTCTTGACTGCTATGAAAGAGGGTGGAGTTAATGCATCTGAAGGTGCTAACGCACTTAAATCTGGACTTGCATCAATTATTAACCCAACAACTAAAGCATCAGCAATGCTTCAGGCTTATGGGATTAACATTAAAAACATTGTTAACTCAAACCAAGGAGATATTAAAGCGACTGTTGTTGAGTTTGCAAAAGCGTTAGATACTTTAGCACCACTTGATAGAGCAAAAGCAATTGAACAAATGTTTGGTAAGTTTCAATTTGCACGTTTATCAACATTATTTCAGAATGTTACAAAAGATGGAACACAGGCTTCTCGTGTATTAGATCTTGCTGGTACATCAATTGAAGATCTCGCTAGAGTATCTGAAAAAGAATTAGGAATAACTGCAGATTCGCCAATGGTTAAGTTTAAGGCAAGTGTAGAACAGTTAAAAGCATCTTTAATACCAGTTGGAAAAACATTTTTAGAAGCAGTTACTCCAATTGTTAAGTTTGTTGGAGATATACTTGAAAAATTTAGTGGGCTTTCGTCTGGTACTAAAAAGTTTATTACACTTTTAACTGTTGGCCTTGGTGCAGTAGGACCAGTGCTACTAATGACATTTGGTCTTCTTGCTAACGGTGTTGGTAACATAATTAAATTATTTTTAACTCTAAGAAATGGATACTTGGGATTAACTGGTCAATCACATCTTTTAGGACAAGAAACAACTTACATGACAACGGAGCAGTTAGATGCTGCAGCAGCAGCACACTCGCTTGATCAAGTACATGCCAAGTTAACTCAACAGTTTACAAGTGAAGCAGCAGCAGTTGAAGCATTAACACGTGCATATGTAAATGGTACTGCTGCCTCTCAAAGGTTTGCAGCAGCAAATCCAGGAATGATGCTTCCAGGCCGTATGCCAAAAAAGTTTGCAGAGGGTGGAATTATTTCAGGTCCTGGTGGTCCAAAGTCTGATTCTGTTCCAATCATGGCATCTAATGGTGAAGCAATTCTTTCAGCAGGAACTGTTAAAAAATATCCTGGAATGGTCAAGGGACTTATTGCTGGAAATATTGCAGGATTTAAAAGCCCAACAACTTTGGTTGGTGGATCAATGCCAGGAGGAGCATCTTCTGGAACACAAGATGTAAAAGGATTTAAAAATATAACTTTGTTTATGCAGGAATGGATGAATGCTAAGACTGGTCAACAAGGTGGTCAAGGCGCAGCAACAGCAGATGTTGTAGCATCACTAAAACAATCAGGTGCTGCAGCAGCAGCGCCTCTGTTTGCAGTAATGGCAAAAGAAATGGGAATTAAAATTAATGACCCAAGAAACCTTGAAGAGTTTAGAAGAGTTGGTGACTTATTTGTAAACTCTGCAGCAGATGCACTAGCAAATTCTGGAAAAGAGTTTTTGGTAGATTCAGACTTTGAATCAATAGTAATACCAGCAATGAGAGATGTTGCAAAAGGAGTTCAACTTGCTGGAAAAGATATGGCAACAGCATTTGAAAGATCTATTCAGGAAATTACTACTATTGGACCAGTTGGTGCAATCAGTGGAACAAATTATAATCCAGAATCAAATACACTTACAAGCAGAACTGGAATTCCTGGACAAGGATCTTACAAATCAAGAGGCTCTGCAGCATTTGATTTAGCATCAAGATTAAATCCAAACGTATTCCAAAGACAAGATTTACCAAGTAGTAGTTCTCAAAGTGGTTCAAAGAGTTGGGCTATGATGCAAAATATTCAAAATCCAGTGACACCAAATATTCCTGAATCTGGTAAAGGTCAATTTGTAAAAGCACAAATGGCTCACATGGCTCAGTCCGTAACTGGAACAGTTGCTGAACTTGAAGCACAAATGGTTCCATATGTAAAAAATCTTTCAGCAAAATTAGATGTAATTTTAAAAAGAGAAGGAACGCAACTTGGTGAATCTTTAATTGATGGAATTGCTCGTGGTACAAAGTCAAAGTCACCATCGAAGGATGCAATTGTACAAGGTGAAAATGTAGGTGACGGAATGAAGATTGGCTTGGTTAATAGCCAAGCAAAGGTTGCAAATGCAGCACAGCAATTAGGAAATGTTGCAATTAAAAAACTTATTAATCCAGCCACAAACCTACCATATGCAACTGACGCATTTAGTCCAGGTGGAATTGCTGGGGGAGCGGGAGTACCATTAAACTCATTAGCAGATCAATCAAGAGTGACTAAAGACTCATTGGCTAAATCTGATGCAGTAAAGAAACAAGTAAAACTTAATGAAAGTATGGATAAGTTAAACAGAAGAGTTATGGGTGGAATGTTTGCACTAACAGCATTATCTGGCATTGCTCAGACTGCTGGAGGAAACCTTGGTAAACTATCTGAAGTTGCTTTCCAGATTTCTGGTCCACTTTTTGCATTCTCATCTATCTTGCAAATGCTTACTGGAACTAAGATGATGGAATTTGTTACAAAGTTTAAAGTTGGTTTTGGTCTTGCATCTATAGCATTAATTGCAGGAGTTATTGCCATTAAAGCATACAATAGCGCAAAAGAAAAAGAACGCCAACAAGTCGAGGCATTCACAGATGCGTTAAAGACAACTACAGATCAGACAAAATTTCTAGCAGATTACTTTAGCCTTATCCCACAAAAGGGACCACTAGAAACATTTAGGGCTGGTAAAGCAAATGATGTGACTGGATCGCAAACAAGAACATCCAGAGAGTCTTTGTTATCAGACCCAGGATTTAAGAAGTCTTATGGTTCAACAATAACAGCAGTATCAAACCTAAGTGATGAAAAAGCCAAGGCAGCCCTTACATTTAAGGGTCTTGAGTTAATGTCTCAGGGCTTGGCAAAAGAAAAAGTACAACTCTTAATTGATACTATCAGAGAAGAGGCTGGAAAGAAAGATCTCAACCTTAATTTCAAAGACATTACATTTGATGATGCAGGGTTTGGAAAGTTAAATGCACAACTTGGAGTTGGACTTCAAGGATTTAGCAAGAAGTTTGAAAATGATTATAGAAAAGTAAAAGACCAAATTGATAAGTCTTATGCTTCAACTGGAGCAAGTAAAAAAGATATTAGTAAATTTATTAGCGCAAAGTTATTTGATGAGCAGAGGGCTGCACTTACTAACGCAGCAACAGGTATTTCATCATACTCTAAGAGCCTAAGTAGACTAACTCAAACTGGACAGATAGATCTTAAGAAGTTTAATTCATCATTTGATACCATGATCGGCACTATTAAAAAGCAGGTACCAGGAAGCAATGCACAACTATTCTTAATGAGAAAAGCAATTATGATGATAAATCCTGAACTTGCTGCAGTAACAAAGGGTGTAAGTAGTTTTAAGGATGGTTCTTTATTGCTTAAGGCAGCAACTGCAGGGGTTTCAGTAGAAATGATTACTCAAGCAGCAATTGCTTATAGGCTAGCAAGTTCTCTTAATGCAGTTGCAGATGCTAACATAGCAGCAGGCAAGGCAGCAGACTTAAGTGCAGATGCTGCAAAAAGACGTAATGAAGCAAATATTGCTGCAAATAAATGGACTAAAGATCTTCAAAAAGAAATTGCAGCAACTATTGCTATGATTAAAGGATTTAATGATGCTGCAAATTCTGCTGGAAACGGAACATCAACAGGTGGAAACGACACATATGATTTCTTTAAGGACATGGCTGCCAAAATAAAAGAAGTAACAAACCAAACTGGTGCTTTAATCAAATTAAGGGCAGCGGGTATTGATGCTGCAATGGCAATGGAGATTGCTTCAAATCCAGATATGGCAAAGGCTATTCTTGCAATTGATAAGACTTCTGCAAAATGGAAAGAAGCACTAGATGCAATAAAGAAATACAATGAGGAAAAGAAAAAAGCAGAAAAGGTTGCAATTGCAACACAGGATCAGGGAGATTATGAACTATCTAGACTCAAGATGGCTCAAGCATATATTGCTCTTACAGAGCATCTGATTGATATGCAGAATGCTCCAACATTTAAAAAATATAATGATCAAATCCTTGAGCAACAAATTGCTCTTGAGGGTGTAAATGCTGAAATAAAGAAAATTACAGATGCAAAAATTGCACCACTTGAATATAAAATTAAAGTCAATGACTATGAACTTCAAAAAATTGCTTTAGCAGAAGACGAGATTAATGCTAAATATGATGAACAGGTAAAAGCACTTGATAAGATAAAGACAATTAATGAAGATATTGCAGCAGCACAAAAGAATAGACTATCACTTGCTGATGCATTAAGTCGTGGAGATATATCTGCAGCAGCAGGCATTGTACAAGATGAAAGAGCACGACAGGCAGCACAGGGTATGAGCACAATGTCTACTGCATTAACAAATTCAAGAGATAATCAAATTAATGCTCTTGGAAGAACTGCTTTAGAAAAACAAAATAAGCAATTAGCAATGGATATTGCTAAAATTCAAAAAGAAAAATTATGGGACCTTGAAAAAGAAGCAGTTAAAATACAAGACAATATAGATAAGATTACTGCTGAAAAGGTAGCACTAGAGCGTGTAATTGAAAAACAAAAAGAATCTATTATGTATTTTGGAATGACAAAAGCCCAAATTGATGCAGCAGTTACTGCACTAGATTTAGCAAAGAGCGCTGGTATAGATATTAATGATCCAAACTTCTTAAATAATATTCTTAAGGGTGCTAAAGGTGACGCTGATGCGCTGAAGTTGGCAATTGATGCAGTAGCAGCAGCAGCACGTGCTGCTTTTGCAGAACTAGATAGACTAAGAAGTGGCGCAACCCTTCCTGGAAGCGGATTAGTGGTTGGACCAGGAGATGGTACTCCAAAGCCACCACCAGTAGTGGTAGATCCTGAAGCCAGCGATGATGCAAAGAAAGAGTTTGCAGATTCAGCAGCAGCAGCAGCAGATGCTGCAGCAGCAGAAGCAGCAGCAGCCTCAGCAGAGGCACTTGCTGCACTTAAAGCAATGGATGCACTAAATGCTGATGCTCAAGAAATTACCGCATCTATGGGTAAGATTGCAGGTCTTGCTGTTCGCAAAGCAACCAATACAGCAAGTTTAAATAAGGCGGTTGGACTTGCTCAGGATATTCTTTCTCCAGAATCAATTGCAATTAATATGTCAAGGGCACTAATTGCATCTCCTACAATGACAAAATCTCTTGGTGGAACTGCTGGAGCACTTTCAACAGCAAGATACACAGGTCAAGCAATGAAGTCAATGGGTCTTTACACTGGAGGAATGATTCCAAAATCATTTGCTGTTGGTGGATTTGCTATGGGGTCTGATACTGTTGCAGCAAGACTTACTCCAGGAGAGTTTGTTATGAGCAAGTATGCAGTTGATACTCATGGAGTAGAAAAAATGAAGGCAATTAATAATGGGGATTCAGTGGGCGACTCAGTGTATAATTATAGTCTTAGTGTAAATGTAAAGTCTGATGCAAATCCAGACGAAATTGCAAGATCAGTTATGTCACACATTAAGCAAATTGATTCACAAAGAATTAGGAGTTCAAGACTATAATGGCAACTACAGGATATATGAATGGAAGAAAAAAATATGGAAGACCACAAGCAATCCTATGGTCAGAAAATTCTGGAACACTAATTAATGGTCTTTATATTCCAAATGGCTTAGAAATAGGCTCAGACCCAGGAGCAGAATCTGACCCAAATAAGTTAGATCAATTTTTAATTCTTTCAGATGACAATAGGTCACAATTAGATCTTAAAAATGTTAGAATAGAAAAGCGTGAAAGAATGATTAATGGCAGAATGAGATCTTATCATACTGCAGATAAACTAACCCTATCCACATCATGGAACATGTTGCCATCAAGAGCACACGCCCTTGCCCCAGAATTTAATTCTACAACAGGGAAAACATCATTAGAAACAACTGGGTCTAGAAATCCAGATTCAGATGGTAGTTTTGCTATTCTTCCAAACCAAACAATACTTGCTCAGCAGTATACAACTGATGGTGGTGCAGGAGGAGTTGAACTTTTAGATTGGTATGAAAACCATAAAGGATCTTTCTGGGTTTATCTTGCTTATGATAAATATTCTGAATTTGGGAAAAATGATTCTGCCTATGGCCATCTATCTCAATATAACCAAGTTGTAGAAATGTTTATATCAGATTTTTCATATACAGTTGTTAAACGTGGAAATTCTAATTTTGATTTTTGGAATGTTTCTGTAACACTGGAAGAGGCATAATGTTTAAAAATGATGAACTAAAAAATCATTTACAAACATCTTCTGTTGTAAAAACACAATCTGCGGTGATCGCAGAGTGGAATATGAATATGCCAGATAATATATTTAAAATTGGTAACTATAGATATAGACCTACAACTTCTGGGTCAAACTATCAAACAATTACAAACACCTTTGACCCAAATGATCAGGGCAATTATTATACAAATGCGACAGATGCAGATGTTGTTATTGATGGAGGTATAGATGACAGCAATGTACCATTTACATTAACGGCAACAAAAGATAAAATTAAAATGCTCTACTCTCTAGAAGACTGCTTTAAACCATTTAGACCAAGATCAGGAATTAACAAAGCAAGGTATTTCTCTAATTCATATCTTCACCACTCTAATGTAAATATGGCAAAAAGACCAAGGTATTATATGGCAGATAAAAATGATCAATTTAAGTACTGGTCATCTTACAGAACAGAGGGTGGTGTGGAATATGGTATTGCTAATAAGTTAATTAACGGTCAATATAATATTGAAGACTCAGCACCATTTGTTGTATATGAAAATAAAATTCCTACAAATAAGATTATTATTAAGATGCAAACAAATGTCGGAAGTTTAGACCTAGGTACATTTTCTAACTCATCGTCAACATTTTCAGATCCATTTTATGGAAATGCTAATAAAACAACTCCAGTAAGATGGAAGGTTCAGTCTTTAAAGTCAAATAATTGGGTGGATGTTTTATCATTTAATCAATCATCAACTAGAAAAAATGGCGATCCAGTAATTGCAGCAGATGGATATGTTGAACTTTCTTATGGGTTAATTATTCCAGACAAGTATAGAGATACTTTTGTTTTTGCAGAGTCACACTCATCAGTCTCCTGGTTGCCACAAAAATCTGTAACTGGGTATGCATATTTAGTTTCAGCAAATGAATCCGACATAGGCAAATACTATATTTGGACGGGAACTGAGTACGAAAACTTTACCCCAACATATGGGTGGCAACTAGAGGATGAAACAGTAACAAGACTAACTAACTTTGTAACAGACTTAACAAGTCCACTAAAGTATACAAGCACTACGGACAACTCAACTGTATATCGTGAACTAGATTACATTTCTGGAATTAGGGTCGTGGTAGACACAATGAACAAGGTGGATGCAACTTTTGACTTGATAGAGTTATCACCAAGACTTTCAGTGAACCTTTCAGACAAGACATCTTCTTACAATGTTACAAAAATGGCATCAGACCTTGGCATTACTGGAATGCCAGTAAGTCAACTACTTGCATCAACTGGATCAGTTACACTCTTTGATTATGATGATGCCTTTCAATCAAATAATGCAGATAGCATAATTAAGGACTATATTTCAAGACATATCCAGTTTAAGTTTTATGAAATAGTTGTAGATGTTGGTGGGTATGATTATTACGTACCAATTAAGACTATGTATTCAGAAGGATTTCCATCTATAGATAATTCATCAAAAAGGATTGAACTTAGTTTAAGAGACTTATATTTTTATTTTGAATCATTAATTGCTCCACAAATACTATCAACAAATACATCTTTATCTGCAGCAGTATCACTACTGCTTGATTCAATCGGATTTTCTAACTATGCTTTTAACAGAGTTGATGGAGAAAAGGATCTTGTTATTCCATATTTCTTTATACCGCCAGATAAGAATGTCGCAGAAATATTACAAGACCTAGCAGTATCAACACAAACAGCAATGTTTTTTGATGAGTATAACAACTTTGTCATGATGAGTAAAAACTTCGTTATGCCTTTAGAGTCAGAAAGATCAACAGATTTTGTTTTAGATGGTGATACAAATAATGCAAACATAATTGAAATAAGTGGTCAGGACACAACAGTATATAACGATGGTGTCATTAATTATGAAACAAGATATATTCAAAGATCAATAGGCTCAATTAGACAAGCAAACCTTGTTGATGCAGAAAAGACATGGATATATAAGCCTGTACTTCTGTGGGAAGTTAGTGGTACCTCTACAACAAAATCTGTAAATAATCAGGTAGGAAATCAGTCAACGTATATGCTTAGCGCTATTCCATTAAATTCAAACCTATCTGCATCCGTTCCAACTGTATCTGGTAATCGATTAATTAACAATACTATGGATCTTGGAGAGGGAGTTTACTGGATTACAAGATATAATGGATACTTTTATTCAAATGGAGAGATTATAAAGTTTGATGCAGTTGAATATAATATATCTGGCTATGGCAATGTGTGGATTAATAATGTACAAGAGTACGAAAACTATTTTTCTAAACTTCCTTTTAATGGAAAGATCTATCCAACAGGACTAGTACGTATCTACTCTGAACCAAACTATGAAGAAGTTAATGGAACTCTACGACTTAAAAATGGTGCAGTTGCAAAACATGGACGTGCACAATTTGGAACTCCAGTTACATCACACTCTGCTGGCCTAGACCCTTATTGGTCAAATAATGAAAACGTTCAAGGTTGTACGATGCAGTCAAAATACTTATTTACAAATGGTCTTACACCACCAACAACATCAATTGGTACTGCTGGAATAAATAAAACACTTGCAGAAAAAACTACACGTAATGGAATTATCAGAAACTTTTTGTCATCTAACTATACAACTGAGTCGGATGTTGCAAATATGAGGGTTACTCAAACTGGAACAATACAGTCATCAGCATTATTAATGAATGGACCATCATTTACAACTACAGAATCACCTCTTGATTTTATATCATATGTCAAGAAACCATTAAATGACAGATATAAGCACTTTGGAACAAGGATGAGAGTTATTGGAAAAATAGAAAATAATATGGATCGTGGACAAACAGCCATTGGCAGTTCAACATATTATGTAGTTCCTGGCTCAACACCAGATCAAACAATTACAATTGCTGGTGGTTCTGGTGGATTAGGTGTTCTGATTAATCCAGAAACAAATAATGGATATTATTTTGAAATTGTTGCATTAGGTACAACTGATTTAAATTCTTTGGAGTCTGCAAATGTAAACAACATTTTATTTTATAAAATAGAGCAAAATGAAGGTAACGCTATTCCAGTAAAACTTTGGGAAGGATTGTCCAATATTATTGTAGACGATGGAAAATTTACAGGTCAATACAGGATGGCTTCTGAGCAAAATCCAACGGTATACGACTTATCTGTAGAGTATCAAGATATTGGAAACATTAGAAGATTCTACCTATATATAAATAATAAATTAATTACAACCGTTGATGATACAACTCCTCTTCCAGTATATAATAATATGGCTTTGTTCGTAAGAGGATCTTCAAGAATTATGTTTGAAAATATTTATGCACTGACAAATAACTATAGCCAAAATACATCGTTTGTTCTTGATACACCAGTTAACTCAATATTTGATGATGCAGAAATAGATGCAAATGAGTCATTCAGAAAATATGCAATGAGTGGAATCATACAAGGAACTTATCTATCTGGAATAAGTCCAAATCAACCTCCAGAGTATAAGATTTATTTTGAAGAGTTTGGTACCATTATGCGTGAAGCCTCAACCTTTAATATTAGATATGATAAAGCGTACCCCGCTCTGTATGCAAAGTTATCACCAACTTTTAACAGAATTAAAGGATATACTGTTTCTGGATTTAGAGCAGGATCTTATGGTGCTGAGTTTATGATATTCAATGCAACAGATACCGCACTTAGCCTAGATGAAACTACTGGAAACTATTTAAGAATTCAGGGAATAACCTTTACACAAGAATCAAGAAACTCCTTAACTGTAGATGATTATTTTTCAAAAAATAGCGATTTTTCAAATCCAGAGTTTAAAAATAACCAATTAATATCCTCTCCTTTTAAAATAGAAAAAGCATATGAAGATATTAAACTTAGTAGAATGACTTATGGCAAAAAAGATTTTTCTTTAAATGTTCCATACATTCAGACAGAAGATGATGCCAACGAACTTATGAAGTGGGTAACATCTAAAATAACTAAACCAAGAAAATCATTTGGTATTAAGATTTTCTCAACTCCGACATTGCAACTTGGAGATATTGTTAAAATTAATTATTCACAAAATAGCGTAAATAAGGCTGGCAAGGAAGACTCTAGATATGTAATCTACAATATCCAGCACTCAAAAGATTTTAATGGTCCATCAATGACAGTATATTTAAGTGAGGTAGCATAATGGTATTAGCAACACCAGACGCTCCAGGAGGAGCAGATCCATTACTAGTTGCAAGTGTAAAGATAGCAACACCAGATCTAATTATTTTTGATGACTCAGTCGTTCCAATTGAGGTAATGACTGATTTAATCTTTGAGAATATTGGTGGCCAGGAACTAATTAGCATTAGTAGAAATGACATGGTTAATGGACAAGATGTTATTTATCAGCCAATCAAAAATTTAACTAGCCTATACCTACAGTATAATCCACAAAACGTTTTGGCGCTTCAAAATACATCTGCTGCCTATTTTAAAAATTTTCCAATTAAACTAGAAAATAAGATCCCAAATGTGGGAACTGGACCTAATGGAGAAATTGTCTACATAGATTCAGAAACTGGAAATATAGTGATAAATGTAATAAATCTAGAAAAGGATGAAGTTGTCGAAGTTCAGATTTTAAACGCAGGAGTCATTCTTGATGGTACAATATATGAGGTGAATAATTAATGATTACTAATACTGGTAAAAGCATTTTAGCGAAGTATTTGGTGGGACAGGCCCCAGCATATGCCTCATACATTGCTGTAGGCTGTGGTGCCACTCCTCTGGCTTCTGATGGGGTGTTTGGGGACTACTCAGGCAAGACTTCTTTAGACTTTGAGATGTTTCGTGTACCCATAACTTCAAGGGGATATGTTAATGAAGGCGGAGTATCAAAGATAGTCTTAACAGCAGAACTACCTACAGAAGAAAGATATGAGATTTCTGAGGTTGGAATATACTCTGCTGGTTCAAATCCAGCAGCAGGCGCATATGATAGTAAGTCAGTCTATTCTTTTGTCAGTACTGAAAATTGGGAGTATCACGCAAATGATCAGGCAATTGCTTTACCAGTGGTTTATTCACCATTAGACGGATCAAACAATGATAATGTTATAGATCAGCCATATAATGTTTTTCAAACAAATGCTGATAACAGAATATTTACAGATGAGGATAGAGTTAGCAGGTATGAGCGATGCAGATTCTTAAATAATGTTGTTGCTATAGTTGGAGACGATTCTTCGTTGACTATTAATTCTAGTAATCATATTGTTGTTCCATCTGGAGCAAACCATATACACCTAACTGGAGCAGTTATTGATTTTAATAAAAATGCACCAACGGATGAAATTAAGTTTGCATTTTCTTTAGTTAATAAAGACCCAGACCCATCAATAGTTCCAGATGCAGTTAGAATTCTTTTAGAGTTTGGGTCAAGCGATTCTTCATCAGATACTGGAGAGTTTGCTCGTTTTGAGGTAAATATTACAGACGATGGAAGTTATGATTTTGCAACAAATAGATATTTTGTTATAACAAAGCAACTGCAAGAACTTTATAAGAGTTCTGGATTTACATGGTCAACAGTTAATGTTGTAAAGATTTATGCTACAGTTTTAAATAACTCTGTTCCATCATCAGATTTTTATGTATGTCTTGATGCAATCCGACTAGAAAATAAAAATACAGCAAATCCTTTATATGGTTTGACGGGATATTCAGTTATGAAAAATTCAGAGGCAAAAACAATCGTTAAGTCTGCTAATACAACTAACTATCTTGAATTTAGATTTGGCTTGGATGTTCAATAGTGGCAGACCAAGGAATTAAAAAGGCAATAGTTCCAAAGCCTACTTTGCCAGCAATACATGGGGATGGTCAAGACTACATTGTTAGATATAGAATTGTTTCAGAAGACAAGAACAGATCTTCTCACTGGTCTCCAATCTATTCACTTGTAGTAGACAGTGTTGATCCAGTAGAATACTCAGTAGATATTGTAACGAACTCAATTGATCCAACAAAGAAATCACTGCAGGTTATTTGGACTCCAAGAACGGATCAAATAACTTTTGATATTTATAAAAAAATAAATAATCAGTCATGGGTATATGCTCAAACTGTTGGAACAAATGTTTGGTCCACTATTATTGATAATACAACTACAAGTATAGCAATCGCTATTCAAACTCCAACTTTTCCTAAAAAGAGATACACAGCAGCAACACTTTTTGAGTCTGGCCAGATTGATTTAGTGGTATAATTATATAACCATGGCAAAATTACCACTACCAGAACGAGGACAGCCTCTAGACGTTGGATATATTTACCAACTAGCAAGTGCAGTCAATGACCTATCCTCACAAGTATCACCAGCAACATATAAGTACGTCACAGTAGATACTGCTGGTCTTGGAAAGCAAAGCGTAAAGGCATCAGAGGCAAGAATCATTGGTGGATATGTTGAGGTTGCCAATAATGCTAGCAAGACCGCAGGTGATGAGGTTAACTTTTCTTATGATTTTCCAAGCGACTTTAAGTATGCACCCATATCAACTGCAACACCAATTAATGTTGGAAATACAGAGGCAGGAAGAAATGTTTCTGTTATTTTAAAAACAGTAACTACCTCAAAAATTGAGGGAACAGTTAAATTTAATACTACTGGAGATGTATCAGTAGCAGTTAACTTGATAGTAATAGGCATACCCAATTAATGATAAAATGTTTTAAATGCAATGGAAGAATGTTCATTGATCGACAATACACAACTATAGACCATATTGAGATATACTGTATTTCTTGTGGATCAAGAAGATTTTTTCATCCACCATCAGATTCAGCGGAGGGTACATGGCTCTTAAAAAAGGAACTATCGAAAGCGAAGGCTACAATCTCGCACCTATAATCTATGGAAACAAAAAAGTTTGGTTTCTTAATGGAGATTTAGTCAGAGTTCATCATTTAAATAAATCAAATGGGATTATGTCTGTCTTTAATATTACAAAGGGTCAGATTGAAAGTTGTTTAATTGGAGATTTTAAAAATAAAAGAGAACGTGCATATACTGTTGGTCAGACTGCTGAATTAGTTAATCGTCATAAAAAATATATGCCATCACTGATGAAACGAGGAGTCATCCCGTTCCCAACTGGATCACAAAAGGGTGGTGCACGAGGTTTTCAAGTAAGATCATATTACTCAGAATCCCAGGTAAGAGAGATACGTGATATACTTGCTTCATACCATATTGGAAGACCACGAAAAGATAATTTAATAACAAATGATATTACGCCTAGCAAGCAAGAGTTGACACGCAGAATGGGCGATGGTATACTTACATATACGAGAACTGAAGATGGACGATTTATTCCAGTGTGGAGTGAGTCTATTTAACGAAGGGTATGAAATGGAAAACGATTCAACAAAGGTATCAGTAACACTTGGATATACGCTTAACCTAGGAAACTTTCAGTCACTGCGACTTGATCTTGGTGTAATTGATTCAAAGCGTGATGGAGAAAATACAGAAGAGGCTTTTGATCGTGTGTATAAGTTTGTTGAAGACAAACTAACTACAAAAATTCAAGAGGCTCAGTCAGAGGCTGCTGAAGGATAGTGGCAGATCGCAAAGACCGCATGGCTTTGCTTTCAAGGTACAGCAAGTTCCATACTGCAAAGTATGAGCAAAAGCCATCACTAAACTTAAATGTAGAACAATGGGCAGCAGATGCCTTGATTGAGTCTTATGGAATTGGCTCATGCTATGATTTATTAGAGCATTATTTTTCTGTTGCACAAAGTCCAACTTGGAACTATTTTGCATATAATACAGAAAAAATATTTCAGGCTAAACAAGATAAAGAGCAAGATGATAGAGACAGGGCAGAGCGCCGTAGAATGGCTAAGGAGTGGCTAAGTGAATAATACAGAAGCAAAGTTAATTTCAGCAGTCCTTAGTGATAAGCAGGTTCACGTTCTTCTACAGGCAAACGTTGACAATCTTTTGCGTACGCACACAGATGTATGGCATTTTATTAGAAACTATTTTGAAGTTAATTCAGCAGTACCTCCAGTTAATCTAGTTGTTGAAAAGTTTCGTGACTTTGAACCAATTCAGGGTGTGGGTGCAACAAAGCATCATCTTGAAGAGTTACAAACAGAATATTTAAATGATAGCCTAAAAGATATTCTTAGAAATGCAGCGGGAGAAGTTCAGCAAGGACAAGGCACTAAAGCACTAGATGAGTTAATTACTAAAACCTCCGAACTAAAAAAGAATACATCAGCGATACGTGATATTGATGTAACAGATCTAGAATCCGCAATTGCATATTTTGAAAATTTAAAGAAGCAACAAGCAGCAGGTCATGTTGGAATTAAAACAAATCTTCCTGGATTTGATAACTACCTTCCTTCTGGAATTATGCCAGGTCAACTTGGTGTTTTTCTTGCGTACCCAGGAATTGGTAAATCTTGGATGGCTTTATATTTTGCTGTACAGGCTTGGAAGCAAGGAAAGACTCCACTAATTATTTCACTTGAGATGAGCGAGACAGAGGTTCGTAACCGTGTTTTTACAATCATGGGGGAAGGACTTTGGTCACACCGCAAGTTGTCAAATGGCGAAGTAGAAATGGATATGTTGAAGTCGTGGCATGCAAAGCATCTTGCAGGAAAACCTGAGTTTCACATTATCTCAAATGATCAAGGTGGAGAAATTAATCCATCTGTGCTTCGTGGAAAGATTGATCAGTATAAGCCAGACTTTGTAATCGTTGACTACCTGCAACTAATGGCTCCTAACCAGAAGTCGGATAACGAAACTGTACGAATGAAGAACCTTTCAAGAGAACTTAAACTTATGGCTATTGGTGAAGAGGTTCCAATTATTGCTATTTCATCTGCAACACCAGATGATGTCAATGACCTAAGTGGAGTTCCAACACTTGGACAGACTGCTTGGTCTAGGCAGATTGCATATGACGCAGACTGGGTAATTGCACTTGGACGTGCCACAAATAGTGATGTTATTGAGTGTGCTTTTAGAAAGAACCGTAATGGTTTTATGGGAGACTTCCTTGTGCAGGTCGATTTTGACAAGGGATACTATAGATATAAAGATTTTGAAGATAAGTAGTTATAATATGTCATGGACAATTTTCACCATAAGACTATTAAAAGGTTTCACCTTGATGGCATTATTCAAGATGAATCATCTCTTGGTAGGCTTAAGCAGGAGTACATAAGATTATTATCATCAGAGATGAGATTATCTGGATATGTACCTAGAATTGACATAGACCCAGATTTTACGATAGACTATGATGATAGAAAACAATATTTTAAGTTTGAGATATCAATGCACGGAGTACACGTAGGGAAAAGGAAAAGCGAATGGATAATAGGGATAGACGTAAACAAAGCAATCTATACACAAGCGAGCAGATCAAAAGAGTACTCACAGGAACAGGTGTAACGATTGAGTCAGAGATTGACTCTGACTACATTATCTTTTGTCCATTTCATAATAATAATAGGACACCAGCAGGAGAAGTAGATAAATATAAAGGAACCTTCTTTTGCTTTTCATGTCATAAGGTTGCAGATTTAATAGAGTTAACAATGCATATGTCTGGAAGAACTTACTTTGAAGCAATTAGATTCATCAAGGGCAAAGAGGTTGAAGGAAATCTTGAACAAGATATTAATAAAAAACTTTACACAAAGCCAGACTTCGTCCCATTTGATGAACTCATATTAAAAAGATTATACAATGGTTTGCTATCATCTGAAAGAGCAAAAAATTATTATCAGTATAGAAAAATTGACATGTCTTCTTGGGCAAAGTTTTCTTTAGGGTATTCAGAAAAACAGGATATGGTAACAGTCCCAGTTCATAGTCCAGATGGAATGCCACTTGGGTTTGTTGGAAGATCTGTTGAGGGAAAAGAATTTAAAAATACTCCAGGACTGCCAAAAGCAAAAACATTGTTTAATTTAAATAGGGTGAAATCTGCAGATAGGGTATATGTTGTAGAATCATCATTCGATGCAATTAGACTTGACCAGGTTGGACTGCCTGCAGTTGCAACCCTAGGTGCAAATGTTTCATCAACACAAATAGAATTGCTTCAAAAATATTTTAATAACATATTTGTTATTGCAGATAATGATGAAGCAGGTGGAAACATGAAGGACAGAATAGTTGAAAAACTAGGATCTCGTGTTTCCGTAATTAAACTAGATAAACAATATAAAGACATAGGAGATATGAACGATGAGGAAATAAAGAAGTTGGACTTCTCATTTGACAAAGCGATCATATCTATGCTAAACTAATACAACAAACAAAGGAGAAACATATGAGCGTAATTAAGGGATTAAAAGATATCAACGCCCTGCTCGAAAAACCAAAGTACGAAAACACAGGACAAAAGGTTCGTTGGGTAAAACTTGCTGACGGACAATCATCAAAGATTCGTTTTGTAGAAGAACTAGATCAAGATTCTGCAAACTATAATGAGGCTCGTGGCCTTTCTGTAGTTGTCGCAGAACACACAAATCCAAAAGATTATAAGCGCAAGGCTGCATGTACTCAGGATTCAGAAGGCCGTTGCTTTGGTTGTGAAATGGGCAAGAAGGAACCAAAGTCAGGTTGGAGAGCACGTTTGCGTTTTTACTGTAATGTGCTAATGAACGATGGCCTTGAGGATCCATATATTGCTGTTTGGTCACAAGGAATTTCAAAGCAGTCAGCATTTAATAATATCCGTGAGTACGCACTTGACACAGGTAGCGTATCAAACCTCGAATGGAAGTTAAAGCGTAATGGTCAGGGAACTGAAACCAACTACACACTTCTTCCAAGCAAGCCAGATTCAGAGCCATTCAATTGGGAAGGTTTTGAATTCTTCAACCTAGAAAAGGTTGTTCGTGAAGTTCCATATCCAGAGCAAGAAGCATTTTACTTTGGGTTTGACACTCCATCTGTTACCAGCACAAACATCGACTGGTAATTGATGTCTTACGTAGGCTTACACGTACATACCCACTATTCCCTCTTTGACGGAATCGCTACTCCAGAAGAATACATTGACCGTGCAGTTGAGTTAGGGATGCCAGCAATTGCCATCACTGACCACGGTACTTTATCTGGGCATAGGGAACTGCACCGTATTGCAAAAGCGAAGGGTATTAAGCCTATACTTGGTGTAGAAGGCTATATGTGTTCTGATAGATTTGATACTAGAGATAAGTCTGAAAGAGATGGAGATCTAGATTTAATTTATAACCATATAGTCCTTCTCGCCAAGAATCAAATTGGTTTAGAAAATTTAAATAAGATTAATGAGATTGCTTGGACAGAGGGATTCTTTAAGAAGCCACGATTTGACTTTGAGGTTCTTGAGAAATATGCAGAAGGTATTATTGTCACATCTGCTTGCCCAAGTAGTGTTCTTGTAAAGGCACTTGAGAATAATGAGTTTGCAATCGCAAAGAAACACATTGAATGGTTTAAGCGAGTCTTTAGTGACGACTACTATATTGAGGTTATGCCACATAATGAGGCAGAAATTAATAAGCAGTTGATTCAGTTGGCTGATGAGTTTGGTGTTCAGGTTGTAGTTACACCTGACTGCCATCATAGTTCAACAGATCAAAAAGAGATTCAAGAATTTAAACTACTACTTAATACACATGTCAAGATTGACAAAGAGCATACATTTGAAAAGTCTAAAAAGCACACCAATATGATGGATCGTTTAGATTATCTGTATGGACATGATCGCCAAATTACATTTAATGAGTTTGACATTCACCTACTTTCTTATGAAGAGATGAAGGCAGCGATGGAGTCTCAGGGGATTGACAGACCAGATATATATTCTAATACATTAGCAATTGCAGAAAAAGTTGGGGACTATGGAATACAAGAAGGACTAGATTTACTGCCAGTACAATACAAGAACCCAGATAAAGAACTCAAAGAACTTGCTTTAGAAGGATTAAAGGAAAGAGGATTTGAGGGGAACCAGGAATACCTTGATAGACTTGATGAAGAGTTAAAGGTAATTAAAGATAAAAAGTTTGGTCCTTATTTTCTTGTGGTACGCAATATGATTACTTGGGCTAAAAAAGAAGGAATCATGGTAGGTCCAGGTCGTGGATCTGCTGCAGGATCTTTACTTTGTTATGTTTTAAGAATTACTGACATTGACCCAATTCAACATGGACTACTTTTCTTTCGTTTTATTAACCCAGACCGTAATGACTTTCCAGATATTGATACAGATATTCAGGATACACGTCGTGAAGAAGTAAAGGATTATCTTGTTAGACAGTATCGACATGTTGCCTCTATTGCTACATTCTTATCATTTAAAGATAAGGGTGTTGTTCGAGATGTAGCAAGAGTATTAAATATTCCCTTGACTGATGTAAATAAAGTCTTAAAGATGGTTGATACTTGGGATGAATATTGTAGTTCAAAAACAACACGAGAGTTTCGTGAGAAATATCCAGAGGTAGAGATTTATGGCGAGCAACTACGTGGTCGTATTAGAGGTACTGGCATTCATGCTGCTGGTGTTGTCACTAGCAAAGATCCTATTTTTAGGTACGCACCAATGGAGACACGCTCTTCTACTGGTAGCGATGAGCGCATTCCTGTTGTTGCAGTTGACATGGAAGAGGCTGAAAAAATTGGTCTAATCAAGATCGATGCACTTGGACTAAAAACTTTAAGTGTACTTAAAGATGCCCTTGAAATTATTAAAGAACGAGATGGTAAAACCATTGATCCATTAACAATTCCAATGGATGATGCAAATGTGTATCAAATGCTTTCTGATGGATATACTAAGGGTGTATTTCAGTGTGAAGCAGCACCATACACTAATCTGCTTGTAAAGATGGGTGTTAAGAATCTATCAGAACTTGCTGCATCAAATGCTTTGGTTCGCCCAGGTGCAATGAATACAATTGGAAAAGATTATATTGCTATTAAACATGGTAGACAAAATCCAAGTTATAAGCACCAAGTTATTAAATCATTTACGGAGGAAACTTATGGTTGTATTCTTTACCAAGAACAAGTTATGCAAGCATGCGTACAACTTGGCGGTATGTCCATGTCGGAAGCAGATAAAGTTAGAAAGATCATTGGAAAGAAAAAAGATGCTAAAGAGTTTGACATTTTCAAGGATAAGTTTGTATCTGGTGCATCTGCTTATATTTCGCCTAACGATGCTAAAGATTTATGGCAAGACTTTGAAGCACATGCTGGGTACTCATTTAATAAAAGTCACGCAGTTGCTTACTCAACTCTTTCATATTGGACGGCGTGGTTAAAGTATCACTACCCATTAGAGTTTATGTATTCACTATTGAAGAATGAAAAGGATAAAGATGCACGAACTGAATATCTTATTGAGGCAAAAAGAATGGGCATTAGTATCAAGTTACCTCACATTAATGATTCTGATATTGACTTTAAAATTGAAGGCAAGGGCATTCGCTTTGGCTTATCGGGTATTAAGTATATTTCAGACAAAATTGCTGAAAGATATATGGTTGCAAGGCCTTTTGGATCATATAAAGAACTTGAAGAGTTTACTTTTACAAAAGGAAATGGAGTCAATTCTCGTGCTTTACAAGCATTACGAGTTATTGGTGCAGCAACTTTCACTGACAACCCAAGAGATGAACAAGAAATCAAAGAAAATCTCTACGAGTATTTGAATTTACCTGAGTTTAATATCACAGTTCCATCACATTACCACGCATTCATTAGTTCTATTGAAGACTATGAAGAAAAAGGTTCTTTTGTTATGATGGGAATGGTCAAGAGTATTAAAAGAGCAAAGGGATGGTCAAGGGTAGAGTTACTAGATAAAACAGGAAGTGTAGGAATATTTGATGACGAACAAACAACTATTGAGGCTGGCATATCGTATCTCATTTTGGCTAATGATAACAGGATACTTAGTGCTATTCCTGTTGAACAAATAAAGGGATCCAGCAGTGCCTTGGTTAAATTTTTAAACTATAAGATGCTTCCATATAAGGATGATGACATGTTTGTTGTTTCTTTTAAGCCAAGAGTTACAAAGACTGGTAAAAAAATGGCATCCCTTACAGTTGCAGATTCAAGCAGAGAACTTCATTCAATTACAGTTTTCCCAACTGCATTTGCAAAAGCATATATGAAGATTGAAGAAGGAAACATTTATAAGTTTAGTTTGGGTAAGACTAAAGATGGAACAGTAATATTGGAGGATATAAATGCTTGATGATTTAGCAATACAATTACATGAAATAGCAAAAGAAAAAGGTTTTTGGCCTGAAGAAATAGATGATATATTTATTGCTAAACAGTGTATGATGGTTGTTTCAGAAGTTACAGAAACAATGGAAGCAATTAGAAAAGATAAAGGGGAAGAAGAAATAACAAAAGAAGTAGCAGACATTTTAATTCGTACCCTTGATCTATATGCAGGACTTGTTGAAGCAGGGTATACTAAATTATCGCTTGATTATGCGTTAAAAGAAAAAACACAATTTAATAAAACTAGACCAGAGAAGCATGGAGTAAAGTTCTGATGACAGTAACAGTAGAAGAGGTTTTAGCATCACTAAATCCAAAGTTACGCAAGAGCGTAATGATTGGTGATGTAGTTCCACCAACACAATATGCAGCAACACCAAGTTATGGGCTTAATCGTGCATTAAATGGTGGCCTTCCATATGGTCGACAAGTTTTAATTTGGGGAAGTAAGTCTTCTGCTAAATCTTCTTTATGTTTGCAAATGATTGGTCTTGCCCAACAAGAAGGAAAGGTCTGCGCCTGGATTGATGCAGAAATGTCATATGATACTAAGTGGGCAGCAAGCCTTGGAGTAGATACATCTAAACTTATTGTTTCACAAGCAAGAACCATTAATGAGATGGTTGATGTTGGTGTACAATTAATTGAGGCAGGGGTAGATATGATTGTTGTTGACTCTATCACATCGTTGCTCCCAGCAATTTATTTTGAAAAGGATACTGATGAACTCAAGCAACTTGAAAACACAAAGCAAATTGGTGCGGAGTCTAGAGACTTTAGCAATGCATGGAAAATGCTTAACTATGCTAATAATAAAGTTAAGCCTACTATGCTTGTGCTTATTAGTCAGTCTCGTAATAATATTAGCGCTATGTATACTAGCCAGCAGCCTACTGGTGGTCAGGCTACTAAGTTTTATTCATCAAGTGTTATTAAATTATTTTCATCTGAATCTGACAATCAGGCTATTAAAGGAAAAATCGCAATTGGTGACAAACTCATTGAAGAAAAGATTGGTCGAAAAGTTAGATGGGAACTACAGTTCTCTAAAACTTCTCCAGGGTTCCAGAGTGGTGAGTATGATTTTTATTTTAGAGGTGACAATGTTGGTATTGATTCCATTGGTGATTTGGTTGATACAGCAGAAATGATGGGCATTGTAGAGCGCACAGGTGCTTGGTACGTGCTTCCAGATGGATCTAAGGTACAAGGACGAGATGCTTTTGTTAATCGTGTTAGAGAAGATTTAGACTTACAGGATTTAATTAAGGCTAAGGTTAATGGCTAGATATAGCATTTATCATGGAAACATGCTCTGCCAATCATGCGGGGTAGATGTAAAGACAATGAGACTATATCCAGATACAAAAGAAATATCATGGATGTGCCCAGAAAAACACTTGAGCAAGGTTAAACTCATTAAGGAGAAAAAAGACTATGAGCGAGAGAAGCGAGAGCAAAAGGATAGGGGCTAAGCAGCATAAAAATTCTGGTAGGAATACACATAAAGGCGATGCCACTTGGAATAACTTCACAGTTGATTTTAAAGAGTATCCAAAAGGTATAACTATCAATAAGGATATTTGGGCAAAAGCAGTTACAGATGCAATGAAAAATAAAAACGATCCTGCTATTTTTATTGTTTTGGGCGAAGGAAATTCAAAGGTAAGGTTGGCAGTAATAGAGGTAGCAATTCTAGAACAACTTTTAGAGGATGAGGTATAATAGTATTATGGATACAGGATACGCACCAAAGAACGCAGTAACACCACATATCATAAAGAACTTCTTTACAGAAGAAGAACTAGAAGTCATACTTGCTATAGTAAAGTATCAAAAAAATGCTAAAGATCTAAGCGAGTTCTATGAGCCTTTTGTCTTACCACAAATGGCACGAATGCAAATCGAAGTTATGTACCCAGTACATATTCAGGAAAAACTTGAAAAGTTTGCCTCAGAAATGGTTGGAGAACAAGTTTTTATGTACCACAATAGTTACCTGAGTTATAATCAGGAACACTCCCCAGGAGCAAACCCTAAGTTGCCACCACATTTTGATTCAGATAATTATTACTCAAAGTTAACACTTGACTATCAACTAGATAAAAATATTGATTGGCCAATTGTTATTGAAGAGGATTCATTTAATTTGGAATATGGAGACCTACTTGTATTTTGGGGAGCAGGAACTATTCACTGGAGAGAACCAATTCTTTTTAATGAAGGTGACAATACAGAGGTTCTTACAATGCACTTCTCAACAAAAGAAGATCATGAGACTCTAAATGGCCCAGCAAGAGAAGATGATGCAAGACAGGCCAGATTAGATAGTTGGAACGCAAATCCAAAATTTAAAAAGTATCAAACAGAGTATCAAGATAAAGACGAAAAACTAAAACAAAACAGAGAGTAGAAACTACATTGGAAGAAAATAATTCAACCGTAGATATGCTTAATGGGTTGTCCGAAATATCAGAGTTTATGGATGATGAAGATCTGACAACCGCATTAGTGTTTATCACAAAAGCAATATTAAAACCAGATATCCCATTTAACGTTGTTTCAACTGAAATAGTTAGATTACAGGCCATTGCTGCAAAGATGTCTTTTAAAGCAACTTGGATGGCAAACGTTGATAAATCTAATAGGGGAAAGAAAAACATTTACTATACTGCAGCAGAGTCAATTAACAATTTAGTTGCAGCACTCAAATATATAATCCGTTAATCTGCTATACTTATAACTTACAAGAAAAGAGAAAAGATAATGTCTAAAAGTTTATTACAGCAGGTTATGATCAGGTCAGCACCAAAAGAGCCTCATCCAGTCGATCCAGAAGGACTGATTAAAGCAATTCAGCATGGCTATACTGCACCAAGAGGAACAAAATTTACAACAAAGAAAACCTTTGCACCATCAACATTAGCATACTCTCATGGAGAATGTGCAAGATACTGGTACATTGCTTTTGACGGAGCGGACTTTGAAGACAACTCAGACGCTTATGGTGTTGCTAACATGACTGCTGGAACACTTTCACATGGGCGTTTGCAAAAGGCTATGAAAGATGCTGGAATTTTAATTGAAGAAGAGTTTAAGGTCACTTACGTTGATCCTCCAATTTTTGGTTATGGGGATGTAATGCTTGACTGGCAAGGCGAGCCACTGCTTGGTGAAATTAAAACAATGATGAGCGAGGCTTTTGAATATCGCAAAGCAGCGGGAAGACCAAAGACTGGTCACCTTATACAGTTGCTTATCTATATGAAGATTCTCAAGAAGAAGAAGGCTGTGTTTATTTATGAAAATAAAAATAATCATGAGTTGCTAATTCTTCCTGTTGAAGTAAATGATTATTATGTTAGGTGGGTAGACCAAGCATTTGATTGGATGAAAGAGACACGCAAGGCATGGGTCGATAGAACTTTGCCAAGTAAAAATTATAGATCTAACTCTAAAATATGTAAAACATGTCCTGTAAAAAAGGCTTGTGACATTGCTGGAGAGGGAACTATAAAAATAAAACCTCTGGAGCCAATCGATGAAAAATTGTCAATGGTGTGATAACTCCTTTAAGACAGAAGTAAGTTATCAAATATATTGTTCTGCAGAGTGCAGGGACTCAGCAACAAAAGAAAAAATTGCTGCAAGATATATTATAACTAGAAGGCAAAAACGAAAAGGCAAAACTAGAAAGTGCAAATCTTGTGATAAAGATTTGTCCATCTATAATGATGAACCCTTGTGTACAAACTGTTCAGTTAATCCAAAAGATGTTGCAAAAGTTTTAAAGAATATTAAGGGGCTTGCAAATGGTAAAGAATAAGTGGGGTCTAGAACTTCCACCAACAACTATATGCTCTATTGATGCAAGCACTAATAGTCTTGCTTTTGCTTTATTTAACACCCAACAACAATCGTTGGGAGCAGTTGGAAAGATTAACTTTAAAGGCAACAACACCTATGAAAAAGTTATGGATGCTGGAAACAAGGTTAAGGCATTCTTTGATTACTATGGTGGGTTTGAAGCAATAGTAATTGAGCATACTGTGTTCATGAATAGCCCTAAGACTGCTGCAGATCTTGCATTAGTACAAGGGGCTATTCTTGGATCAGCGGGACAAACTGGAACTAAGGTAATTGGAAAAGTTTCACCAATAACTTGGCAAAACTATATTGGAAATAAAAAAATATCAAAAGATGAGCAAGTAGTCATAAGGTACCAGTATCCTGGAAAATCAGTTTCCTGGTACAAATCTTATGAGAGAGAACTTAGAAAACAAAGAACTATAAAATATATCAATACTATATATGATAGAACTATTAGTGATAACGATGTAGCAGACGCCTGTGGAATTGGCCATTGGGCATTAAAAAACTGGGGAAAAGCAATAGGAGTTGACAAATAATACTATGGCTGCTAAACTATATACAAGTGAGACTTTTATGCGTAAGAGATATCTTATGGATAAGAAGACTCCAGAAGAAATTGCTAAGGAGTGCGGAGTGAGTCTAGAGACCATATACGTCTACCTTGCCAAATTTGGATTAAGGAAGTCAAGACGATGAATAAATTTGAAAAGGCATTGGTAGCACTTGCAGTTGCAGGCACTGTTGGCTTTGTTTTTGCATTTGCTGCGTTAAAAGGAATTCCAGAAGCATTTGATTGGGAAGATGATGATGAAGAATCAATGTGGGGACATGATCTTGGAGGAGAAGCATGAGTGATAACTTAAATATTACGGTAGATCAAGTTAATCATCCGTCACACTACACTACAGATCCTTCTGGGGTTGAATGCTTAGAAATTACTCGCCACCGTAATTTTAATATTGGTAATGCATTCAAATATTTGTGGAGAGCAGGACTTAAAGATGAAGCAAAAACAATACAAGATCTTGAGAAAGCAATTTTTTATATCAAGGATGAAATCAATAGACTAGAGGGAAAATATGTCAATTGAAGATGATCTAGTCAAACATCAAGATCAAGTCAACCAAGTTGTTGAAGAATACTTAAAGGGCAATGACCCCACACAAATTTCAAAAGACCTTGCAATTCCAAGACAAAGGGTTGTTTCATATATAGATGAGTGGAAGGTGAGTGCATCTAACAATGCAGCAATTCGTGCACGTGCTAAAGAAGCCTTATCTGGAGCAGATGCACACTACAGCAAATTAATTTCAAAGTCGTATGAGGTTATTGACGAGGCATCAATGACTAATAATCTTAGTGCAAAGACTGCTGCTATAAAACTTGTAATGGATATTGAATCCAAAAGAATAGATATGTTGCAAAAGGCTGGACTACTAGAAAATAAAGAACTTGCAGATGAGATGGTTGAGATTGAGAAGCGTCAAGAGATATTGATAAATGTTCTTAGAGATATAGCAGCAGAATATCCACAAGTGCGTGATGAAATTATGCGTAGACTATCAGCAATATCAAGAGATAATGAGGTAATCACAGTTGTCCACGATGTTCAATGAGTTTCTTGAAGTATTAAAAAATAACAACTTTGCTGAAATACCAGTGAACGCAAAGACCTTTGTTGAGGGTGAAGATTATTTAGGACAGCCACCACTTTCACAGGTTCAATACGATATTGTTGAGGCAATGAGCCAAATATATAAACTCGAAGATCTTATTGATTTGCTAGGTGAAGAAGAGGGTACAAGGTATTATAAAAAATATACAAAGAATGAAGTAATTCTCCAACTTGGCAAGGGGTCTGGTAAAGATTTTACATCTACAGTAGCATGTGCCTATATAGTTTATAAACTATTATGTTTAAATGATCCAGCAAAATATTTTGGTAAACCATCTGGAGATGCTATTGATATTATTAACGTTGCTATCAATGCTCAACAGGCTAAAAATGTTTTCTTTAAAGGATTTAAAACTAAGATTGAAAGGTCTCCATGGTTTGCTGGAAAGTATAATCCAAAAGCAGAAAGTATTGAGTTTGATCACTCTATTACTGTTTACTCTGGTCACTCAGAACGTGAGTCACATGAGGGTTTAAACCTTTTGTTAGCAGTACTTGATGAAATTTCAGGTTTTGCACAAGAAGTTGGAACAGGAAATGAACAAGGAAAAACAGCAGATAATATATATAAAGCATTCCGTGCATCCGTTGATTCTCGTTTTCCTGATCTTGGTAAAGTAGCCCTACTATCTTTCCCACGTTATCCAGGAGACTTTATTTCACAAAAGTATGATGATGTAATTGCAGAAAAAGAAATTGTTGAAAAGACTCACACCTTTATTATGAATGAAGATCTTCCTGCAGATGCACCAGGAAATACATTAGAAATATCTTGGCAAGAAGACACAATTATTTCTTATAAATATCCTGGAGTTTTTGCTTTAAAGAGACCAACATGGGTTGTTAATCCAACAAGAAAAATTGAAGACTTTAAGATTTCTTTCTTTACAGACCTGGGTGATGCAATGCAAAGATTTGCATGTGTACCAACACACTCTACAGATGCATTTTTTAAACAAGTAGAAAAAGTTAGAAAGTGTATGACATTAAGAAATCCAATAGATAATTTTAAAAGATTTGATGAAGCATTTAAACCAGATCCAGATAAAGTTTATTATGTTCATGCTGACCTTGCACAAAAACATGACAAGTGTGCGGTTGCAATTGCTCATGTAGACAAATGGGTAAATGTTCAAGTTATTAATAATTATGAGCAGGTAGCACCGATAGTGGTTGTAGATGCAGTTGTCTATTGGGAACCTAAAGTCGAGGGGCCAGTCAATCTTTCGGATGTAAAACAATGGATTCAAAACTTAAGAAGAATGGGTTTCAATATTGGAATGGTTTCCTTTGACCGTTGGCAGTCCTTTGATATTCAAAATGAATTAAAGCAGGTTGGCATGAGAACTGAAACAGTTTCTGTTGCTAAAAAACATTATGAAGATATGGCAATGCTTGTATATGAGGAAAGACTTGCGATGCCCTCAATAGAACTTTTGTTCGAAGAACTAACAGAGTTAAAGATTATGAAAAATAATAGAGTTGACCACCCACGAAAGTTATCAAAAGACTTGGCTGACGCTGTGTGTGGTGCTATTTTTGGGGCAATATCACATACCCCAAAGGATAATAACACTGAAGTGGAGATTCATACATTTAGGGACAGCCCCAAAGTTGACAACCCCTTCACCAATGTGATAGAATATAAACCTATGCCAAATGATGTAAAAGATTATTTGGATAGATTTAACTTACTATAATAAGAAAAGGAATAAATTAAATGAACTCATTTAAGAAAATCGCACTAGCCATGGTTGCAGCCATGACTTTGGGCACAATGGTAGCAACACCTGCAAGTGCTGCTGTAATGACAGTCGCTGTATCGCTTGACTCTGTAGCAAACACTACAAACTCAGCAATCGCAACGCCTGCATCATTGCCAGTACCTGCAGACAATACAGTTGACGCTGCTGACGCACTAAAGTTTATTGCAACAGTCGATGTTGGAACAAGCGTTTCAGTCGTAGCAACAAATGCAACAATCGTGTCTGCACTACACACAACTGCTGCACCAGTAGGAGCAACATCAGGATCATCATCTTTGACAATTGCCACTGGTACAGGAACAACAGCAACATTTTATGTCTACACAAAGACAACAGCAATTGGTACAGTTGTAATCACTAATGGTGGAACACAACTTACATACTACGTACAGGGAACTGCTGGTAAGATTAATACTCTTACAGTATCTGCTCCTGCTGCTGGTGCTGCTGGTACAAAGCAAGATATCTCAGTGACTGCAACAGACACATTTGGTAACAAGGTTTCTGGCAAGTCAATTACTGCAACAATTTTTGCTGCAACAGCAACAGTTGATACAGCAACAGTTACAACTGGTGCCACACTTTCAGATTTTGGAGTTGCAAAGTTTACTGCAACACTTCCAGCAACTGGAACAAGATCGCTAATCACATTCTCACCTACAACATCATCTGATGCAACAACTGCTGATGTAGTTGGTCTACCTGCTCGTGCACTTGCACCGTTTGCAGAAATCACAGTTCGTGATCTAGTTTCAGAACTTGCAGCACAGACTGCTGCTAAGGATGCAGCACTTGCTGCTAAGGCAATTTCAGATGCTGCAGTCGTTAAGGCTGCTGCAGATGCTGCTGCTGCTAAGGTTGCTTCAGATGCTGCTCTTGCAGCAGAGAAGGCTGCTTCTGCTACAGCACTTGCTGCTGAGAAGGCTGCTTCTGCTAAGGCACTTGCTGATGCAAAGACTGCTTCAGATGCAGTTGTCCTTGCTAAGGATGCAACTATCGCTAAGTTAACAGCAGATAATGCTGCTGCACTTAAGTCAATCAAGGATGCTTTCAATGCACTTGCAAAGAAGTGGAATGCAAAGAATCCAAAGGCAAAGGTTACTTACATTAAGTAATTAGTCCAACAACTAAGGGGATTGGCTGAGTGCTAGTCCCCTTTTTTGTGCAATAAAATGGTATAATCATCCTAACAGACATCTTGTCTGCAAGGGGGAAAGGTAATTAAAAAACTAATAAGAATAGTAGCAGCCACAATGTTAGCATTTGGTTGGCTTCTTATGTCCCCAGAAGGTGCACACTCTGATGATCCACTCACAGTTGCAGCCCAAGAAATCCAGGCACTTAATGACAGCGTAGATGACCTTGGATACCAAGATGAATTCATATCTTTAATTCAAGAGGCAGAAGATAAATATGCCCTTGCAGTATCTGCAAAAGAAACCCAGACACAAACCTCAGACCTATATAATGATTCCCTTGATGCAAAAGCCACGGCACTTGAAGAAAAAGAATTAGCCCAATCAGCATTAGATGAACAAACAGCAGAGGTAGCCATTGCCTTAGAGAATAAGAATGATGCCTATGATGCCCTTGGTATAACCAATATTAATCTACAAACAGCCCAGCAAGCCTTAAATAATGCTGGTGGAGCAGGACTACAATATGATGTTTATAGTTTAATTAGAGTTAATGGACAAGCAGCCACAGATCAACTGCTATGTAGTGGTACCTGGAATTCAAACTATATGCAACTGCCAGTTTGTGGAAATCGGTATAGCAATTTCATTGTTAAGTTTACTGGACAGATAACAGTTCCTTCATGGTTTACACAAGCATATTTTGCAGGATATACAGATGATGGTTTTAGAATGTACATTGATGGAGAACTTGCCATTAATAATTGGCGGGAGCAAGGAACAACTTGGAGTGCTTATTCTCCTGTATATGATGTAACAAGCGATAAAGTTTTTGATGTAGAGATTTGGTGGTACAACGGTGGAGGACCAGGATCCTATCATCTTGGATGGGGAATTCCTGGAGGATGGACTGGAGCAGGTTGTGACTATGCTGGAAATCCAAGAGTATGGGGACAAAACTTTAGTTGTAATTTAAACACATTTTCTTCTGGATCTGGAGCAACTCAAGAACAGACCAACGACTACAACAGTGCACTCGCTGCAAAGAACGCAGCCCAAGATGTTTACAATGATAAACTAAATGTTTATAACCAAGCAGTTTCAACATTAAATGGTTACAATCAAACCTTAACTAATAAAACAACTGAATATAATAATTCAGTTTTGAATGTTGCAACGGCATTACAAAATAAAAATAATGCTATTGACGCATATGAACAAGCAATTAATAATGTTAACAGTGCAATTGATAACTCATGGCGTTACTATGACGAGCAGTCACAAAGAGAAATTCAATCTGCCATTGCTCAAGCAGCAGCCAATGCTGCAGCCAATCAGCCTACCCCAGAGGCCAGCCCAGATCCAGAACCAACTGTTGCCCCCACACCAGAGCCTTCACCAGAACCAACTGCTGAGGAACCACCTACTCCAGAACCAAGCCCAGAACCTACAGCAGAAGAGCCTCCTACACCAGAGCCTTCTCCAGAGCCTACGGTGGACCCTACAGACCAGCCTACACCTGAGCCTACCCCAGAGGAACCACCAACTCCTGAGCCAAGCCCAGACCCAATTGTTGACCCTACACCAGAGCCTTCTCCAGGACCAGGACCAGACCCAAAGCCAGAAGAGAACCCTTGGACTACACCAGATGTAGAAATTAAAGATGCAGTTTTAGCAGCACTTATTCCTGAAAAAGGAACTGGAACTTCAGAGGATCTATCTGGAGTTATTGCCAACCTCACAAGCAAGGATAACAAGTTAGTTAAACTTTCTGCAGAACAAATCACAGCAGTTAGCCAAACCCTTAGAGCATTGACACAAGAGGCAAAGGCAGAGGTAGCAAGCGATCTTGGTATCAAGACTTCAGAAGTTGCACAAATTGCTGAGCAGATGAAGTCTAACCCAGCACTTGCTTCAGCATTTGTTGAGTTCTCAGAAAGAGCAGGGGATGCAGGAGAAACCCCAATGCCATTTACATTAGCAGATGCAGTAACAGAAGTACAAACAGAAGCATTCTTAGCAGACCCACTTGGAGCAGTTTTTGCGGTGGATCCAATAGAACTCCTATCTAATTTCTCTGAATTAGGTATGGATATGACAGACGATCAGAGAGAAAAAGCACAGGAAGTAGTTGTCCCAGTGATCATAGTGTCACAAATTGCAGGGGCAATGATAAGGAGGAACAAATGAAAATAATCAATAAAGCCATCAACCTGGTAGGCAAAATGCTCAAGGGATTAATCAAATGGTTTAAAGACGCAGGAATGGAATTAATTGCACAGGCATTCACCCTCCTTGGCTTCTTTATCGCATGGCTAACTTTGACGGGATCAGCAAGAGATATTGTTGGTATTGCAGTTCTTGCAGTAACAATTATATGGCTAGTTACAATCCCGCTAAGAAAGGAGGACTAAATATGGCAACTAAAAAGGTAGTAGAGGCTCCAAAGAAAGAGCACCCACAAAAGGCCCTAACAAATGTTTTAATGAGAATTGTAGCAGTGTTCGCAGCATCTGGTCTCTCAGTACTTGGTGCTGGAGCAGTAGTTGGAATTGATACAGTTCAGGCAGTATGCTTAGCAGGACTATTAGGTGTTGCAACTGTAGTTGAAAAATTGGCAAGATATTTTTTGGACGATGGCAAACTCACATTGGCAGAAATCAATGATGCGTTTAAGACGGTAGACAAGAAGGCTAATTAATCATTATTAACGCTTAATTGACTCCCCTTCTAGGTAATGGTATACTTATATAGAGCCTAGAAGGGGTTAGTCATGAATCAACCATTTGACAAAAATAGCAAACCACAAAAGTTTTTTACAAGAGATTTAGATCTTGATTTAAAAAATGTAACAGACACTTTAAAATTTGAATATGAAAGAATTGCAAAATGTGAGATGCGTGGGATTGCTCCACATAGTGACACTTTAGATATTTTTACATACTCAAAATCAGTTTCTACTCAAAAGTCAAGAGAGTACAATGCTTTTCAAATGTACTATCCTTTCATGCATGAACTATACTCTGCAGTTGTTGATATGACAAGAGAAGCATGTAAGTATTATGAAATTGATTATAATAGTGAGCAGTGGGTTGCACAGGCATGGTTTAATATTAATAGCACAGCGAAGGGTGGCAAACTAGATTGGCATGATCATCTAGATCCAAACTTTAAGGTACCAGCATTTCATGGCTACTATTCTGTAAACGCAGAACCTTCTCAAACACATTACATGATTGATGATCAAGAAAAGATTAATCATAACAAGAATAACCGTGCAATACTTTCATTAATTGGCTATCCTCATGCAATGGGAGATTGGGCATGGGAAGGCGAAAGAATTACAATTGCTTATGATGTTTTGCCAATGCGAATTCTAACTCAGGAAGCATTTTTAGATGCTGATCTTCAAGATCATGAAGATTTCTGGGAGCAACACTATTTCCCACTTCCAAAGATTCTGTAAGGAAAACTATAAGTGACATGTATTGCTGTAGTCCGTCATGAAGATAAAGTCTATATGGCAGGAGATCGTGGTGCCTCAGATGATGGAACGATTCTTGCATTAGACGCACCAAAGGTTTGGAAAATTGGTCCATATCTAATTGGATATGCTGGCGCAATGGATGGTGAAAGAATTAGGTATAACTTTAAACCATCTGCCCCAAACATTAAAGATACAGATAAGTTTATGCAAACTAGATTTATTAAAGAACTCAAAGAGTTTTATAATGAGTTTTGGGTTGATACATCAAAAGATGGTGATCTTGGTTTACTAATTGCAGTACGTGGCGAGATATACGAACACAGTTCTGCAGATATGTCTTTATCTAAATATACATTGCCATATCTTGCTATGGGGTCTGGAGCAGAATATGCTTACGGAGTTTTATATGCAACAGATAAACAAAAAAATGCTAGAAATCGTGTTGTCTCTGCAGTTTCTGCTGCAATTAAATTCAATCCATCTTGCATGGGCCCAGTTGACGTAGTCAGCGCTTAGTAGTATACTTATTATATGAGCGAAGAATTTGATGAAATTTTAAAGGATATTCAAGATACAGAGTCAGACTTTAATGAGTTTGAGATTTGGCTTGAAAATGGAATTGAGCGGGGATGGATCACAGAACCGTTCTGTAATACTCATGAAGGAGATCCTTACATGACAGAAGAAGAGCAAGAAGAGTGGGAAGCAGGTGGCGACCCATGTCAACTAGTAATCAAGATAAAGGGTATGTAAATATGAAAAAGTTAATCGCATTAATTGCAGTATTGTTTTCAGTAGTAGTTCCAGTTCAATCACAAGCAGCAGATTCAAAGGCTCTTGTTATTATTGACAGTTACTTTGATACACGAGTTACATCAGATGCTATCACTCCGCAAGGGACTCCTTGTAAAGTTTCTGCACCAATCAAAAATGCATCATCATCAGATCCATATAATCATGGTAATAGTATGTATGCAGTTGCAAAACTTCAAAATCCATCATTAAAGATTATTGCACTATGCGGTGCTTCGGCAACAGCAGATATGACTCCAGCAATGTTTATTACTGCAATGAATTGGGTAAAGGCTAATTCATCACAGATTGCTGCTGTATCTTTTTCACGATATTTTAATCATGCTTCAAAGCCGTGTATGCCAACTGCATCTGCTCCATGGACACCAGAAACTGCAGATAAAGAAATTCGTAGCATTATTGCTTCTTTAAAGGCACAAGGAATATTAGTTTTTGCTTCATCTGGAAATGCAAAAAATGCTGCAGTTACATATCCTGGATGTATTGCAGAGATTACTGCAGTTGCACATGCAGATGACAAGGGCAATCCACTTGCTTGGTCAGATGCTAATACAGATTACTTTGTAAAATTAACTGATGATGGATCAAAATGGGCATACTCTACACAACTGTTTGGTCTTGTAGCGCACTCATCATCATCAGCAACTGCTGCAGTTGCAGCAATGTGGACAACGACTAGAATTGCTCCAGGAATTGTAAAGCCAAAGATTTAATATTATGGAGATTTCAGATGAAGTGAATCGTGGTAGGATAGGCTCAAAGTATTGGGTCAACTGTGAGCACGATTCCTTCTCTGAGATAACTAATCAAAACTTTCAACTACCTCCTCATTGGGGACACTCTACATTTGTTCATGACACAAAATATTCTAACTCAATACTAAAGCCAGTAAACTGTTATGCAATGCACTTTTACCCAAGACCAGAACTTATTTTAGAAGGCAACTTTGCTGTGTTAAGATATAAAACTCATGCAGAGGTATGGTTAGAGCAAATGGATCATGGTCTTTATGCATTAGATAAGACATGGCAAAGACAGTTCTATCCTTCAGACTATCAAGTGGAAGCACCCAACGATTGTTTTAATGCCTTGTATAAATTCTATGTACCTTGGATTATAGACAAAAATATCACTTGTTCTATTCGTGAGATAAGTGATTCACCATTTAGAATGATCAGCGATTCTGTTAGATTTGAAAAACTAAGGGATGAGCCTATTTGGAATGTTGACTGGTTTCATTTTGCAATTAAGAATGACTCTGACTATATTCAAGAGTACCATGGTGATACCTATGGTATTATTGAAGTAGGTTCAAATATTTGTGATGTTATAATAAAAGATGAACTAGTAGTTAGAGAGTTGATAAAAGAGTATGACAAATAAAATAACTTTTGGCCCATCGTCAATGGATGAAAACACTCCAATGTACAAAAGCCCACCAGTAAAAGCATCTTCAGTTCTTCCAGACTGGTATAAAGATCTTGCAAGTTACAATGGTGCTTCTAGTCATAGTATAAGACATTTATACCCAGTAAATGATCGTGGTCAGGATGGATCTGATGTATCTACAAAACTTTGTGTGCCTCTATTAGATTCAATGCTATCTGGATATATGCAGACTCTATCAGAAGATGTTGAGGTTACAGTAGACAAAGACGGAAAGCCATCTCTTTTGTGGGAATCTCCTAATGCTGTTGTAGATACAAGACCAATTGTTGATTTTCCCATTCCAAGAGATTGCTACCCAATACACTTTGGATGGAAGATGAGTTGGTACTATGAAACACCACCAGGATACTCATTGATGATTACTCATCCACATAATCGTTGGGATTTACCATTTTATAGCCCAACAGGAATTGTTGATAGTGATATATGGGGACTACCAGTTTTCATGACATTCTTTTTAAAGCGTGGGTTCGAGGGTACAATTAAAAAGGGAACCCCTCTATTCCAGATGATTCCAATTAAAAGGGATGATTGGGAACTCAATATTGATTACTCAGAAAAATATTTCTGGGAGAACAAGGTAAAAGAAGAAAAAAGAAGGTCACACGTAACAGGACACTACAAGAAAACTACGTGGCAAAGAAAAAACTACCAGTAGTGTATAATAGATAATAGTTCTAGAAAAGGGAGAAAGAAATGCAAGATAAAGGCATATACGCACAAGCAAAGAAATATGATAAACCACACATGTTCTTTGAGAGATATCTAAATAATGATCTTGATAAGATGTCTAGTTATTTAACAAAACTATATGATGATATTTGTAATGCCAAAGTAAGAGGAGTTTCTCCTGTTGGGCATAAGGGTGAAGAATCTTGGCTAGAGTCTGGAAGTATTTCAACAGTAAAGTGGAGCGAATACAACGTGTTCCAGTTTTATAATGAAGAAATTTATAATGTTTTCTCAAATCTAAAAGATTTAGTACATGAGGCTTGCGACTATTATGGTGTTGACTTTAAAAGAGAAAAGTATTATGTTCAGGGTTGGTTTAATATCAATGATCGCAAAGTTGGAAAGTTAGATTGGCATGATCATGGTGGACCATGGGCACCATTTTTTCATGGTTACTACTGCATTAAGGCAGAGCCATCTTCAACATTCTATAAATTAGAAAATCGTGAAGATATGGTTGTAGAAAATCATAATAAGAACAATAGAATGATTATGTCTGAAATGGGTCACCCACATGCACAGGGAGATTGGGATTGGGATGGACAAAGAATCACCCTAGCCTATGACATTGTTCCTTTGCGTTTTATCAAAGACTATGATCAGCATCAACACTGGATCCCATTAGCATAGATATGAAGTCTATAAAAGTTTTTATTTATTCTTATAAAAATAAAAATCTTTTGGATCAAATCAAAGATCTTATTTCTAAGGAAAGTAGTATGTTTGATGTCTCATACTATGTTTTTGATCAAAACAATGTGGATAGAGACTTTAACTTTAAGGACATTCCAAATGTAATATATAAATTTATTCATTGGGACGACTATAAGTCTATGGCATACTACAGAAATACATGTATCCTTAATGAAAAAAGAACAGATTATTTTTTAGAAATTAATCCAAATATATCAATAATGAATTCTTGGGATCTATATCTTAGTTCTGTACTAAAAGAAAATGATGTTGTATCTGGAAAAGGAATACCAAAATTGTCAATAGATAGGCATAGAATTTTAACTGATACTGAAGAGTCACAATCGGTGCAACTAACAAATTTTGTCGATATAAACTTTTTATTTTTAAGATCAAAGGAGGCTATGGTATTAACAAAATTAAATATGCTAAAAGACTTGGGCCAAGACCTACTTGCGTCTTGCCTACTTCTTTCTGCTGGATATAGAATTTACTCACTTCCGTCAAAAGCATATTCACAAATAGAGCAGGAGAATAGGGATACATATGTACCTTACTCTAATATTCATGGATACAACAAAATGCTCAAGTATATTGTTAGTAAAAATAACAAAGCATTTGAAGATTTTCATGGTATTCAGTTGTCTAAATTGACAAAACTGCCATATGAAATAGATGATGTAGAATATCTAAGTTTTAAGATTAGTCTAGAAGAGTTAGATGTTCCAAGATTTTTAAGCGGGTATAATGGTGTTCAGATTGTATAGTATAATGATAACAGGGAGTAAACATGCATAGAGTTCACATAGTTGATAATTTTATATCTGAAGAAGATGCCAATGTTCTTATAAGAGAACAAGTCAGTCCATCTTCAGCAGAAGCGTATCCAGATTATTACAAAGATAGGTTTGGTGGAACAGCGTTTCCATACAACCCAATAACAAGAGATCTTTTAAAAAAGTATGGAGACATTAGCAATGAAAAGCACAAAGAACTTAACGGTTTTGTAAACCCAATATATGTTTTTAAAGCATTTGGTTCTATTTGGAATCCAGGGAAAAAAGGAGACCTGCACTTAGACGCACAGGATCCAGAACCATGGATTGAATGGAGCACAATTATTTATCTCAATGATGAGTTTACTGGTGGAGATATATATTTTCCAAACCAAAATTTTGTTTATAAGCCTAAAAAATATTCAGCGGTCTTTTTCCCATCAGCGGGTTCAGAGTATGCACATGGAATTACAACGGTAACAGGTGGAGTAAGACATACAGCACTATACATGCATACAAGTTTGCCAAAGCATGCTGACCCTGATTTCTTATCACCAGAAGATGATTTAGTATGGAAGGCGGGGGAAAGTGAATTTACAAGAATTTGATTATGAGGTTCTAGACCTTGGACTTGTTTTATACAAGAACATAATAGAAGATCCAGCAGAAGTAATAGAAAAAGTTAATAGTATTGATAAGAGGTTTATGTCTGGAGAACATGGGACAGCAATGACAGAGGTAAAGCCTTGGATAGATTGGTCAGATAATAATATGACGTTTTGTCATCAAAAGTTTTTCCAAAAACCAGAAACACTTAATAAACAAGATTTTTATTATGATGATCAGTACTCTGTTTCACAACGACTGTACTCAGCACTTGATAAAGCAACTGAGCACTATACAAAAGTTTTATATCCATTTGCAAATCAAAATATTAAAAATAGAGAATACAGCATTCATCTTTTAAGATATGATGTTGGTGGACACTTACCAGCACACCAAGATCACGGAGTTAGTAGCAGAGTTTTATCTACTGTTTCATACCTAAATGATGACTATGAAGGTGGAGAGATAGAGTTTAGAAACTCTAATGTAAAGATTAAACCACCTGCAGGAAGCATTATATTCTTTCCATCGAACTTTTTATATGTTCATGAGGTGTATCCCATTACTTCTGGATCAAGGTACTCTCTTCCTCACTGGTTCCACAACATGAAAAGCATGGTTAATTCAACTGGTGAAGAATGAGAAAACTTATAAGAAAAATAAAACTTTACTTTATTATTAAAAAAGTAAAAAGAAGTTTTAAAAATAATAGGTTTATATATTAGTTTTTAACTGCCTTAATTGTAAATAGACCAGGATTAAAGATAAAGTTATCAATATCTACCTGTGCATTTTTTAAAATTATGTTCTCTATAGAGTTCCAGTCTTCATCTCCAACTATATCTTTATAGTTGTTAATTGATGTTTTAATTACTGTGCAGTCAAGGTTTTCTAAAAGTTCTTTTATCTCAACAAAAGAATGCTGTGTTTCATGTGGGTGTAGTACCTGGTCATTAAAGATTGACTTAATTAAAGATTTATCTTTGGTAATAAAGTTTTTATGTTTTAGTTTTTTGTAGTAATTAAATAGTTTTTTATTAGATAGTCCAGTTTGCTTTAAATGATTAAAATAATCTAAGAATGGCTTTCTTTCATAACTATGATAAAGACCTAAAATCAATACACCATCTTTCTCTAAAAGATTTTCTACGATTAATTTAATTGCTTCATGGCAATCTTCAGTATGGTGCAATGCACCAAAAGATATTATTGTTTTAAACCTTGTTTCAGATTTTTTTGCAAAACTAAAGATATCTTCTTCAATAAACCTTGTGTTTAAATTTAATTTATTAGATACTTTATTTGAGATTTTTACTGCCTTTTTATTAAAATCAACCCCAAGACCAAAGGCATTGTTGTGATATGCCAACCCATTGATTAACCATCCAGCACCAGAACCCATCTCAAGGATTTCATTATCATAGTTTATTTTATATAAAATAGGGATGAGGTTCGCTGGGTTGGTAAATTGAGTGGAAAGAGATTCCTTTTTTATAGAATTATATTGATTAAATGGAGTTTTATTATAAAACCTTAAAACATTTACGTTCATATTGTTGCCTCTAATTCTGATGCCTATGTATTTATGGTACCATATACATATGATAATTTTAGGAGTCAATGAGACATCTCATGATGCCTCCCTGTCTTTAATTAAAGATGGAGAGATCCTTTTTGCTGGGCATGCAGAAAGATATAGTAAAGAAAAAAATGATTGGTACATCAATAATAGTTTAGTAAAAGATGCATTATCCTATGGTGCACCAGACTATATTGCCTACTATGAAAAACCCCTTCTAAAAGCCTCTAGGCTATTTTTAAAGGGTGGCTGTGGGGACTGGAAGCCCAAGTTTTATCTTGACTCTATACCTAGAAAATCTTTTAGCCATCACTATTCCCATGCAGCAGCGGGATACTATACAAGCGATTTTAATGATGCAGTCATTGTAGTGCTTGATGCTATGGGTGAGTATAATACTTCTACAATTTGGATTGGAGAAGGTGATAAGATTAGGTTAAAATATAAACAAAACTATCCTGTTAGTTTTGGGTTATTTTATTCAGCATTCACACAATTAATTGGTTTGATGCCAAATCAAGAAGAATATATTATGATGGGTATGGCTGCTTATGGGGACTGGAAGAGATACTATAAAGAAGTTGATGAATACTTTCCTAGACATAATCAGCAAAAGTATAATTTTCATAAAGGAATTACCGACTGGGGCATGCATATAAATCAACAAGATAGATTTGACATTGCAGCAGCCGTTCAAGTTGTTTATCAGCAAAGACTAAATGATTTTATGCATATGGCTTATTCTATTACTGGTAAAAAGAATTTAGTATTTATGGGTGGATGTGCATTAAACTCTTCAGCAAATACTTTACTATGGAACATTTTTGATATGATTTGGATTATGCCCAACCCAGGTGATGCTGGAAGTTCTTTAGGGGCAGCAGCAGCACTATACGGAAAACATCTAGAGTGGAAGGGGCCATATCTTGGTCATGACCTTGGTGGAGATTATCCAGTAGATAAAATTTTTGAAGCATTGAAAAAAGATAAGATAGCAGTAGTAGCAGTAGGAAGAGCAGAGTTTGGACCAAGAGCACTAGGAAATAGAAGTATATTGGCAGATCCTAGAGACCCAGACATAAAAAACAAAGTAAATAAAATTAAACAGAGGGAGCAGTTTAGACCGTTTGCTCCTGTGGTTATGGAAGAGCATGCAAGTAAATGGTTTGATATGGATTTTTCAAGTCCCTATATGCAGTATACGGTAAAGTGCTTACAACCAGAAAAAATACCATCTGTCGTGCATGCTGACGGAACATCAAGAGTTCAGACTGTGAATAAAAAAGATCACCCTGGACTGTGGAGATTGCTTAATAAATTCTATCTAGAAACTGGAGTGCCAGTTCTTTTAAATACTAGCCTAAATATTAAGGGACAACCACTACTAAATGATGAGTTAGATATTGCTGAATGGGAGTCAAACTATAATACAAAAATTATAGTATAGGTTTATGCCAAAAGATTATCTCATGAGCCCAATTCAAAAAAATGAAATAGTCAATGCGCTATTTTTTAATGAATTAGACAAAACTATCCGTAAGCCAGAAGAAGAGTTTGTTGCTGCTGGAGAATTTACCAATAGTAAAAAGATAAAGTTTGACGACACAATCAGATACTCTTACAACTCTTTTGGATTTAGATCTGATGAGTTTAATAGTGTTCACAATGGAGATCATGTTCTTTTCGCTGGGTGCTCAGCAACAGAGGGGGTTGGTGGAAGTTTAGAATCTTGTTGGTCATACATGACATATAGTCATTTATTAAAAAATAGCAAACTTTCTGGATTTTTTAATGTTGCAAGACATGGATGGGGATATGACATAATAATATCAAACATAATGTCTTATATTAATAATTATGGAAAACCAGATAAAATTTTTATATTATTTCCAAATATTGGCAGGTTTTATAAATGGAAAGAGCAAAATAAAGATGTTGAAATATTTCAATATTATGGGTCAATGCCAAACAGTGCAGAAGATATAGAGCCTGAATCAACCTGGAAAAGAAAAATAACTACTGAAGAACAAAGGTCAAACTTTATTGTATTTACAATGCTCATAAAACTTTTTGAAGACTATTGTGCTACAAACAATATTCAATTGGCTTGGTCGACATGGGATGACGAAGATGCAGTTAATTATAAAAATGCAAAAATATTTAAAAATTTTATAGAAATGCCAGATCCTGAAGTTTTTATAAAATCAAATATAGACTTTTTTCTTAAAAACATAGAGCCAAGAGATGACTGGGAGCGTAAAAGAGATGGTCACCTTGGATACTTATACCATTACTTATGGTCCAAAGGATTTCTTGGGTTGATTGACACAAAGCAATATGAATGATATAATAGATATAAACCTATAGGAGGGTAACATGGCAACAAAAGGATCAGTAGAAGCAATCATCGAAATTGCAAAGAAAGAATTAGGAACCATTGAGGGTCCAAAAGATAACGAAACAAAGTACGGTGCATGGATTAAGGTAAACTTTCAACCATGGTGCCAGTCATTTGTTTCATGGTGTGCATTTACATCAGGGGTAAAATCATTCCCCAAGTCTGCATCAACAGTTGCAGCATCAGATTGGTTCAAGAAGGCTGAGCGTTGGTCAGATGCTCGAAATGATGATCCACAGGCAGGAGACTGGATTTATTTTGATTTTCCAGATGATGGTGTAAACCGCATTTCTCACGTTGGTCTTTGCATTAAGAATAATGGTGACGGAACAATTCAGGTTATTGAAGGAAACACTTCAGGAACTGCAAAGGGAGACCAGCGCAATGGTGGAATGTGTGTAGAAAAAACTCGTGGTTATGTAAAGAATAATAAAAAGAAGTTGCTAAATGCAGTAGTTGGTTGGGGTCGTCCAGTATATGCTGGTGAAGAAAATGCTTCATTGCTAAACAAGTTGTCAGCAACTCCAGTTAATGCTACATCTCCAGATGCTGCAAAGAAGTCTGCAACCGCAAAGCCAGTTAAATCAAAGTCTTCAGGTGGCGGAAGTAAGACAGTGACCAAGTAATGGAGTCAAAGAGAAGAACATCCATAAAGACATTGAGTTGGGAAACATTTCATCTTGTTGTCCTTGCAGGAATAATATATATATTTACTGGTGAATGGGAGTATGCAGGTTTGGGAGCAATTCTATACATTGCAATTGAGTCACTAGGATATTTTGTACATGAAAGATTATGGGCAAAGTTTGGGAAAGGAGTTAAATAATGAGAATTAAAATTATTAAATTTGTTGTCAAGTTGCTTGGTTATGAATGGTCTGGAGATAACCTTAAGTTACCATACTGGACAGTAAAAGCAAAAAAGAAGAAGTAATATTTATGGCTATTTATGAATATAATTGTAGTACTTGCAATGATAATTTTATTAAAGAGCGATCTATCTCTGACAATGATCCAGGGTATAAGTGTGAAACTTGCAATTCAGATCTAACTCGTGTATACTCTATTATAGGAGCAGTATTCAATGGGAGTGGTTTCTACTCCACTGACAATAGGAAAAAATGATAAAAGAAATTCCAGATGGACAAACCTGCGAGGCCTTTGATCCAATGGTCTCCTTATCATATAAAGCAATAAAGCCAGAGTTTGTAAATATGATGAGTACTTCGTGTGTTGCTCCTGCACTTGTTTACCTAGAAGGCTCTAGAGGAAAAAGGTTTTTATGTGACTTTCATTACATCTATGAAAGAAACATGACGAATGACTCTACCCCCAACCTATGGCCAGAAATTGAAAAATATGTTGTTGAAAAACTTGAAAGCATAAAGGACACATTTGACAAAAAAGCAACAGTTAGAACTTTTAGCGAACTATGCTGGTGTGAAGAAGAAGCATTTGTAAAAATTATTAATGACCAAGTAGGAGAAGATAAGTTTTTTTGCAATTTTCATTGGAGAAAAACGCATTACAGGTCACTATCTAACAACTTTTTGTATGCAGAACCTAAAAATATTATAGATGAAAGAATTTTATCAAATAAAACAATAAAAGAAGAGTATAATAAAAAGGAGAAACTAATATGATTACCGATATGAAAGAAGAGAGTAAGTATATCCTTACCCCATTGGATCGCTGTGACTCTTGTCAGGCAGAGGCATTAGTTCAGGTAGTTGGACTCAATGGAGAACTTTTATTTTGTGGTCATCACTATAACAAAATTATGGACAATCCTCTTTCGTATGAAAAAATGATGGGATTTGCAATAACAATTACCGATGAACGTGATAAGTTAATCAAAAAGCCAGAAACTGAAACTTGGTAAAATGATCTTTTCTAAAGACCATAACTTTCTGTTAATCAAAAATATGAAAGTTGGTAGTACTTCTCTTGAGGTAGAGTTATCAAAAATTTTACCAGACTCTGCAGTTGTTACCTTGATCAATCCACCCAATAAAGAGCATAGACCAAGAAACTTTGGAAAGTTTGTTAATCATACAACATGGCTCGAGGCAAATCAAGAACTTGATTTATCTGGTGTAAAGTCTTATACGATAGTTAGACATCCATACGAAATGGTTCTTTCTGATTTTTTCTTTAGATCTGAAATAATAAATGTTCATTGGAATTCACTTAGCAAACTAGAGCAAGATAGGCTAGTTGATTACTATTTTAATAATCAGTTTAGCAATGGACCTTGGATGAAAAGTACAAAGGATATCTATACGGTCAATGGAGAGATAGCAGTAACAGATATATTGAGGCATGAAAAAGGTCTTGAGCAAGAGATTAATAGAATTCTTCCATTGCATGGTTTGCCAACCATTAATGTAACTGCTAATGAAAAAGCCTATAGGCCCAAAGGCATAAATTATAAAGATGTTTTTTCAACTGTTTATTTAGATATGATTGCCCATGATTGGTCTTGGGAGTTTAGGGCTTTAGGGTATAATGATTAGTATGAATGCATACAACAAATTAAATGAGGATTTTAACTTTAATCTTATAAGGTCCTATGATGTATCAGAGTTGTCAGAAATAGTAGGCAAGTTTACAACTGAGTGGAGACTTGATACATCTAGACAAAATCAGCCAAATAGTGTTCATATGAATACAAATACATACTATTTAAGATCTTTTAAGCCAGGATGGGAACCACATGAAAAGTTGGCAGTATTCCCTTTAGCAAATAGTGTGCATGTTTTATCTATTGCAGATAAAATAATGAAAGACCTTGAGGTTGTTCATAATGGAAAAGCATCGCTTGCCATGATAGTTAAACTACTTCCAGATAGTGATATTATTCCACACGCAGACGAATCAAAATATTTGGGAATAGTAAGAAGACACCATATCCCATTAAAAACAAATAAAGATGTTATGTTTCACGTTGATGAAGAAAGTATTAATATGAAAGTTGGAGAGTGCTGGGAAATTAATAATAGCAAAGTCCACTACGTAACAAATAATAGTCATGAGGATAGAATTCATATGATTATTGATATAGTACCAGAACAATACATAGGAGAATAAAAATGATTATACAAATTATTGGGCTTCCAGGATCAGGGAAAACTGAACTTGCAAAAACACTTAAGGAACGCATTAATGCTATTCATCTTAACGCAGATGAAGTTCGTGCAACTGTTAACTCAGATCTAGGCTTTACATCAGAAGATAGAATTGAGCAAGCACGTCGTATGGGTGAGATGGCAAGACTAATTGCTAAGCAAGGTGTTGCTCCAGTAATTGTAGATTTTGTATGTCCAACAGAATTGACTCGTGCAGCATTTGGAAAGCCAGATATTTTAGTATTTATGGATACCATTGCAGAGGGCCGTTTTGAAGACACAAATAAGATGTTTGAGCGTCCAGAGAGTCCTGATGTATCTTTTATTAGTCATAATCTTGGTGCAGTAGAGAAGTCATCACATATTATAGACAAGTTTAATCTCCATGATTGGTCAGCACCAACAACTCTTATGCTTGGTAGATATCAACCATGGCACGAAGGCCATCACGCACTTTACAAAGAGGCGGGGAAGAGAACAGATCAAGTCCTTCTTGGAGTCCGTAACACTTATAATACAAGTGAGAAAGATCCACTTAAGTTTGATCAGGTTAAAGAGTACATTGCCAAGGATGAATTTATGGATGGTGCACTAGTATTAAGACTTCCTAATATCACTAACATTGTATATGGTCGTGATGTCGGTTATAAGATTGAGCAGGTTGATTTGGGTGCAGAGATACATGCTATATCTGCAACTGAAAAACGCAAGGAACTAGGACTGTGAGTAATGCAAAACTAATATTTGGAACAATGCCAATAGGTAACCTAGACGACTTAACATATAATTTAGTCAATCATATTGAAAAAGCAGAAGTTCTTGCTGTTGAAAATGAAGAAACCATAAAAGAAATAATTGATCGCTATGAGTTAAACTTTACTGGAGAGATAGTTAGTTTTTCTCCAAGAGATTTTATGACAAATGGTATAACTCATGATTTAAAGGGTGTCAACAATAGCGGACAAAGAATGTCTGATGAGGTAATGAGGCATATTTCTTTAAATGAAACTGTTTTGTGCTTATCTGATGAGGGAAGTGCAATTGTTCAAGATCCATTTGATACAATTAGGCAGTTAGCCATATCAAAAGGTATTAAATACAAAATTTTACCAGGCCCATCCTCAGTAATTGACTCACTATCTTATTCTAAATTTTACTATGGTCAATCATTTTCTTTTTATGGAATGATCTTTTATGATAAGAACAAAAAATATATATACGAAAATATAAAAAATAGTCAATATCCATCAGTAATATTTTATCATCATGAGATACAGGATATATTTTTTAAAGAGTTACTGTATCATTTGGGTGCAGAAAAAGAGATGACTCTTTTGAGCAACTTAACAACACAAGATGAGTTTATGATGGAAGGAAAGTTAAGTGATATAATGGACTTTGTTTTAAAAAACAGGGTTCAGCAACCAACACTTGTGATTTCTGGAAAGGAAAAATGATGAATAAAGTATTTATTATTATATTTAATTTTATAAAAAAAATAAGTGTTTCAGCATTTAGTTATATTGAAGAGTCTGGCAAGAAAATGAATGAAGCAGAAGAGCGAATAATGTTTGGCGACAAAAATGAACGTAAATAAAAAAAGATCATTAATAAAATCATTAACATGGAGAGTTATAGCACTTATAACAACTTTTATATCAATCTATATTGTTAGTGGTGAGATCAAAGTAGCCTGGGTTGGAACTCTTTTAACAAATGGCATAAACTTTATACTTTATTATGTTCATGAAAGAGCATGGAACAAAACGTCATGGGGTAGAGAATGAAAGTAACTAAACAAAGATCATTTACGAAGTCATTAAGTTATCGTATTTTTGGTACATTATCATCTTTTTTGGTTGCCTATGCTATTACTGGAAAAGGAAGTCTTTCTGCTCTAATTGCAATGTGGGAAACAATTGTTAAGGTTGGAATTTATTATTGGCATGAAAGAATTTGGGATAAAATTAATTGGGGGAGAAAGAATGCGTAAACTATTATTAACCGCAATCATTAGTATTTCTATGGTTGCAAGTGCTGCTCAAGCAGCAAGTACAGTATCATATAAGGATGCTACAACTGCTTTGAATACTCTTAAAGTAGCAGATGAGGTTCGTACAGGATATAAGCGTACACTATTTAAGCACTGGACAGGTGCTGGAAATGGTTGTGACTCACGCAAGGCAGTAATTATTGCTGAGGCAGTTAAGAAGCCTGTAGTTGAAAAAGGCTGTGTAATTAAGGGTGGGCAATGGCTAAGCATCTATGATAATATTGTGGTTACAGAAGCAGGGAAACTAGATGTAGATCATATGGTTCCACTTGCAGAGGCTTGGGACTCTGGTGCATCTGCTTGGGATGCAGCAAAGAAGGAGATGTATGCTAATGACCAAACAGATCCTCGTCACTTAATTGCTGTAACTGGTGGTTCAAATAGATCTAAGTCTGACCAAGATCCAGCAGAATGGATGCCAACAAATAAAGCCTATGCTTGTGAGTACTTAGTAAATTGGGTTTCAATTAAAGTTAGATGGAGTTTGTCTGTAGATAAAACTGAAAAAAACTTTATTGCCACAGGTTTGAAGTCTTGCAAAAACACCAAGTTTAGTGTAGTATTAGTTAAATGAAGCATGTACTTTATTTTACAGCAGATTGGTGTAATCCATGTCAAAGGACAAAGCCAGTTGCCGATGAACTTAAGCGTGAGGGGTTGGTTGATTTTATATTTGTTGATGCAGATACAGAACTTGAACTAATAGAAAAATTTGGCATCAAATCTGTTCCCACCTACGTTTTGATTAATGATGGTATAGAGGTTAAGCGGATGAATGGTGCCAAAACTCGTGAACAATTTTTGGAGTTTGTAAATGAATGAAGAAGATAAGATAATTGAGGAACTAATTCTTGCGGGAGCGCTAGAGGCTTGTGGTATTGATATGGAGACAGGAGAACCCCTATATAACTTTACTAATAAGTTAGAAGAGGTAAACCCAGAACTACATAATGAATTCTTTTCATATTTTCATCAAGACGTTATGTCTCTTTGGAGCCTTGGATATATTGATATGGATGTAACAGACAAAAATCCTATGGTTAAACTAACACAAAAGGCTATAGATAAGTCTGAGGTTTTAAGATTAGATAAAGGTATGCAATTTAGTCTAAAGGAAATTATTAGAATAATGGAACAAGGGTAGTACAATAGTTTCAGGGGAGAAAAATGAAATATTTGCTTGGATCTTTTATTACCTTTGCGTCTATTGTTTTTATTGGACTTAGATTTCCTATTCCAAAAAGGGAGACTGGGCAAATAAAATATAGCCAAAGTCATATATATTCTTTAGTCAAGCCATTGCTAGATCTTCATCCTCCAGCAAAGAAAAGGCTTTCCACCCAAGCAACTAAATATGAAGATAAACATAATGTTCGTGTTATTATCGTGGAGGGATCTGCATACTGGATTAAGGATAACCTATTTCACACAGCAGAATTTGATGAGAACGGGATAAATAAGGAGAGCACACGTGTAGTTGACACAATGGGTATGGGTAAGGTAGAATTAGACAAGATGATCTTTATAATAGATCAATTAACAGATGGAGATAAAAATGATAGTGGGAGTACAGGGAACAAGTAGTTTTAGTGACTACCAAGTATTTCTTCGTGCAATGGGTGTAGCCCTTTCTGGACTTCCAATAGAAGATGAATATTTTTATGTATATTCTGCTGGTCCAGCAAACATAAACTCTATGGTTTCTGAATTCATAAATCTTTCTGAAAGAGGGATGAAGTCTAGAGGTAAAAAGATTAAGTTTTTTAAAGTTGCACCACAGTGGATATCTGAAAATATTGAGACATTTAACTATATGGCTTTCCTTTCAAATGAGGGTGAGCAAGTCTCAAAATTAATCGATACCGCACAATTAAATAATGTCGAAGTCGGAATATTTAGATACTAGGAGAATGAAATGATTATCAAAACATTAGAACATATGGAAAAAGTTGTTGAAAACAATAAGACACTATCTTGGGATGGTTGGACAGTAGTAAACTCCATCCCATCTGATAAGGCTAGGTCATCTGCAAATGGTGCTCTAGTTAATGGCAAATGGCATATTCAGACTAGATACGAGGCAAATAGAACTGGTTGGGATATACCAAGTAAGTTCGTGGAAACTAATGGCTAAACATGAATGGAAAGATCAATCTTCTTGTTTAGACTATGACACAGACTTATTCTTTGATAAATATGAAGACGATGAGATTCTGAGGCCAGCCGTAGATAAACTTTGTTCTTCATGTCCAGTAAGCAAAAACTGTTTTGCAGTTGGAGTTACTGGGAAGGAATGGGGTATTTGGGGCGGGGTATACCTAGAGTCAGGTGAGATATCAAGGGAGTATAATAGTCATAGGAATAAAAAAGACTGGGGAAGTTTTTGGACTAGAATGACTATGGAGCAATAATGGCAGTAACAATTCAAACAATAACCACTTCTGATAGTGACTATGAACTCATCAAGGATAAGTATTCTTGGAATGTTGGATATAATCCAGACTTTCGTGTGTTAGAGCCAGTTAATGAAGAAAGTATGTCCTTTTATTCAGATCAAACAAAAATGATCATGAGGCTTCCAATAAGTTTTTATCATTGTATGCATGATTTTTTAGGAACGGTCTTTCATATATTTGAACTTAATCCTGATACATTGTTTATTATAGATGTGTCTATTCCAAATAGAACACCAGTGACTCACAAGGTAAATGAGTTTTGCTTTAAACTATTAGATTATCATAATGTTAATTATGAAAAGGTAGATCTAACAAAGGGTAGCAGCGTTAATATTGATAATTTCTACATAAGAACCCAGAGGGTTGTAGATCATAATGCATCAAACATATTGATGAAATATGTAATGCCTTTTATTAAAAATCAAGATGTTAAGCCTTTTAGAAAAGTATATTTGAGTAGAAAGGGTTTAACTAATTATAAGAATAAGCAATATGGAGAAGAGTTTTCTAAAAAACTGACAAGAAATACCTATAATAGAATAGATGATGAAGAAAAACTTGAAAACTTTTTTCTTGATAATGGATTTGAGGTTGTGATCCCAGAAGATTTTGATTCTTTTGAAGATCAGTTAAACTATTTCTATGAAGTTGATACTATAGTAGGAATTACTGGTGGTGGACTGACAAATGTTATGTTTATGCAGCCAGGTGGCACAGTTATAGAATTAATGACAACACTAATAACAAATGTTTCTCATGTAAACTATATGGATAAAACAGAAAATCGGTTTGGGTTTGAAGAAGGTCAACATCATTTTTATCATGCAATTGCTTTTAGAAAAAACTGCAACTATTTTGGTTTTCCAAATATAAATACAGAAGCAGATACATTAATTAAAAGAATTGTGTCTACTCCAGCATTTAACTTTATAGACTCAAGGAACAAAGATGAATAAGTTGATTGCTTTTGATTTAGATGGGGTACTTGTTGATAGCAAAACAATTCATTTTGATGCACTCAATGACGCACTTAGATCACTTGACATATCTTATGTTATAACAAAAGAAGAGCAAGAAAATATATATGAGGGTCTACCAACAAAAGCAAAACTAAGCCTTTTAAATAAATACAAAGGTCTTCCAGAAGAAATGTTTGATAGTGTGTGGTCAATAAAACAAGAAATAACAAGCACAATGTTTTCCAATATTCCAGAAGACAAAGATTTAGTTAGACTGCTTACTATGATTAAAGATAATAATATTAATATAGCCGTAGCAAGTAACAGCATTAGTAAAACAGTTATTGACTGTCTCAAAAGTTTAGGAGTCTTAAACTTAGTAGACCACGTTGTAAGTAATGAAGATGTTAAAAATCCAAAGCCACACCCAGAAATGTACTGGCAAGCCATGTCACACTTTGGTGTAATTGCAGATGAGACAGTTATTTTTGAAGATAGTCTTGTTGGGAAATTAGCAGCAAGAGATAGCAAGGCAAATCTAATTGAAATTAAGAATAGAACAGACCTTACAGAAGATAAGATTAATAAGGCTATTAGTCTTTTAAAATATAGCGGAGCAACTTGGAAAGATCAGGGCCTTAATGTTCTAATACCCATGGCTGGGCTTGGAAGCCGTTTTAAGGATGCTGGATACGTATTCCCTAAGCCATTGGTCGAAGTAGATGGCAAACCCATGATTCAGGCTGTGGTGGAGTCTCTTGGGGTAAAAGCAAAGTATACCTATATAGTACAAAAAGAGCACTACGAAAAATATAATCTGTCTTATTTATTAAATCTTATCACTCCAGAATGCAATATTGTTCAGGTAGATGGAGTTACTGAGGGGGCTGCAGTAACATGCCTTTTAGCCAAAGAATATATAGATAGCGAAAGTCCGCTTATTATGGCAAACTCTGATCAAATAGTAGAATGGAATAGTCGACAGTTTATATATGACCTAATGACAAAAAATGCAGATGGAGGAATAGCAACATTTAAATCAACACATCCAAAATGGTCATATGCTAGGGTTGATGATAATGGATTAGTTGTTGAAGTAGCAGAAAAAAAGCCTATTAGTGATATAGCAACAGTTGGTATATATTATTGGAAACATGGTTCTGATTTTGTTAAGTATTCAGAACAAATGATTGATAAAAATATTAGAACTAATAATGAGTTTTATGTCTGCCCAGTTTTTAATGAAGCAATTTTAGATAATAAAAGAATTTTTACTAGCGATATTAAAAAAATGTGGGGAGTTGGAACTCCAGAAGATTTAAATTATTATTTATCTAATAGGGTCAGCCATTGATTAAAATAGCACATCGAGGCAATGTTTACGGAGCAAACCCAGACCTTGAAAATGTTCCAGAATACATCTTAAATGCAATAGAACTTGGATATGAAGTTGAAATTGACATCTGGTTTATTAATGGTAACTTTTTTCTTGGACACAGTGAACCACTATACCCAGTAGATCCATTTTTTATTATGGATGTGGCAGATGTTGCTTGGTTTCATTGCAAAAATCTAGAGGCTCTTTATATTTTTGCAAAAAACTTTAAATTTTGTAATTTTTTTTGGCATCAGGAAGATGACTTTACTTTAACAAGTCAAAATATTATTTGGACTTATCCAGAAAAACCTGTATCAAGATTATCAGTTTTAGTTGATGTTGACTTGACTTCTGGTGTAGATTATGATACGATATATGGTATATGTAGTGATTATGTGGGTCTAATAGATAAGGGTTAGTATGTGGTGGTCTTGGGTTCTTGCTGTAGTTGGAGTAACTGGAATATATTTTGTTGGAAGAAAAACAATTTGGGGATGGCTTGTGCTACTTACCAATGAGTGCATATGGATTGCATATGCCCTAGCAACTAAACAGTATGGATTTATTGCAATGGCAACGGCATATTCTGCTGTGTACATAAAGTCTTTTGTTCATTGGAAAAGAGAAGCATAGTGTATACAGATCAGATGAGAATGGCTTTTCATTCAATACGTGCTCCCAAAAACTTTTCCTTGCAGTTAATTGATCATGATCACTTTTTAACAGTAAAGGCAAAAGAAGAAGATTTTATGAGACTTTCTGATGATCAAAAGCGTGAGGCTGTAGAGTATATGGTAAATGTTAAAAATGCATTAGAGGATAATGGGGCCATTGTTCTTCTTGTAAGAGAAGGTGGGAAACCATAGTGACTGAACTTATAGTCTCATGTATTTTTGTTTTTTTATTTTCTTTATTAATGTTCAATAATGTTAGTTTAAGATTAAAGAATAACTCATTAGTAAGCAAAAATCTTCAAATAGCCATAGATAGAAATATCTTTGCCGAAAGGCTATTAGAGGAAATGAACTCTTCAGAAACAAAATCAGTTGAAAATACTGATGGGTTCTTAAAGTTTGTTTCTCAATCTAGAGACTGGGCTTTTGACTATATTGAGGATGTTCAAAAAGCAATTGCAATCTTTATTAATGAAATTGAACCCGAAATTGAATATTTTGATGAGTATGGAGTTGTTGGAGACGCCTACCCACACTATCCATCCATGAAAAAGATATCGAATGCCTATAAAGAATTAAAGAAACTTATACCAGACGACTATGGTAAACTAGAGTAATGATAAAACTAAAAAATCCAAGGGATTTAATATACTCAGCATTTCAAGTATGCGAGGTTGAATCATGCAAAGAAGAGTCTGAAAAAATATGGGCAACAGAAACAAGAATAATTGATGTATGTTCACACCACTATGATGATATAAGGAATAGCGGAGATATCAGTTGAGTACGGAAGACCCTTTCTTTTTTTACAGCGATAACTTTTTAAGTAAACAAGAAGTTTTAGATATTGAAAATAATGTGATGTATTTACAACCATTTTTTCTTAACCCTGCAGAAATAACCTCAGACATAAATACTCCTGGCTATGTCATAGGTGATATGTTTTCTGATTACCCATTCTTAGTTTCTGGAAATAACTCTAACTCTCCAGAAGGACCAATATTAAAAATTTCTTACAGCATTTTAAGCAAATTAAACATTTTTAATATATTAGGACCAGTTAGAGTAGTCAGATCAAAGTCTAATTTAACATCTCGTACAACAGAACTGCGATTGTCTTGGCCACACGTTGACAATGATGAAAAACATTTTGTTGTTATCTATTATGTAAATGATTCTGATGGAGATACAGTAATTTATAATCAAAAGTATTCTGGAAAAGTATACAATCAATCTGAGTTAACAGTTTTTAAAACCATAAACCCAAAGGCTGGAAGCATTGTAATCTTTGATGGTAGTATGTATCACACAAACTATGCTCCACAAAAAAATAATTTTAGATGTGTTATAAATATGAATCTAAAACAACTAAGCGAGGTTAATCAATGAAGGACGTAATACTATCAACACTAACAGGGTTTGGATGTGGCGTAGTTTTTGCTGCATTCAAGTTACCAGTACCAGCACCACCAGTTTTTGCGGGAGTCGCAGGAATTATTGGTTTATGGATTGGTTTCACAGTACTAACAAATATAATATCCTAGGAGGAAAATTATGAATGAAACAACAAAGGCATTGCTAGCATCATACGGACGATCAGTTCTTGGCGCTGCGCTTGCACTATATATGTCTGGGGTTACAGATCCTAAGACACTTGCATACTCACTATTGGCAGCCTTAGCGCCCGTGGCATTAAGAGCAGTCAATCCAAACGACACAGCATTTGGCAAGATGCCAGATGTAGTGGAAGTTGATGCAGCAGCAAAGAAGGCTACTGTAAAGAAGGCACCTGCTAAGAAGACAGCAGCAAAGAAGTAATTAGATTGGCAGGCTAGTTGTGATTTGACTAGCCTGCTTTTCTATGCTATAATATTATTACCTGCCCAAATGGGGGGTAATTAACTTATTCGCTTGAAAGGGGAATAAAATGGTAACAAAACTTGCTATGGATCTATTTAATGATCCATTTTTTATTGGCTTTGGAAAAGATATCCAAAGAATGAAAGATAATACAGAGATATTTTCAACAAATTATCCACCACATAACTTAATCAAAATCAATGAAGATAACTATATGATCGAACTTGCAGTTGCAGGATTCACAAAAGAAGAAATCGATGTTAGTGTACATGGGAACCAACTTGACATTCATGGGTTAAAACTTGACGAAGAAGAAACTTCGTTTGTCCATAAGGGCATTGCTTCTAGAAATTTTAGAAAGTTTTTTGCTCTTGGAGAATATATGGAGGTTGTTGGCGCATCCCTTAGTGATGGACTACTCAAAGTAAAAATTGAGAGAATTGTTCCTGAAGATAAAAAGCCAAAAACTATTGAAATTCAGTAGTATAATAGAATATTCCGTCATGATACATGCAGTTGCTTTTTAAGCGACCTTATTGCTGAGTACGGATACGCCCAGGGTCGCACCCTGGGGGACCTGAGCAAGTCTATAAAGTGCTCATTTTTCATGCTACAATTATGTTGTCCCTACACAGGACCTTAGTGATGGATTAGTTACCCATTGGATAGAGACCGTGGCGCAAGTCAGGTGAATTGCCTGTGTAGGGCTTAACATTTGGCGGTATAATAACATCAATGACTGACAAAGAGTTGGAACATTATAATAAGCAGCAGTATAAAAAGATGCTTGCTAAGATAAAGGAAGATTCTGGCTGTGTAGACTGTGGCATAGGAAACCATATAATATTAGATTTTGACCACATAAGAGATAAAAAATACAATATATCCAGAATGATACATGATGGTTTTTCATGGAAAGCCATTAAAAAAGAGATAGAAAAGTGTGAAGTAGTTTGCGCTAATTGCCATAGAGTAAGAACACATCAACGCCTTGCTGAATAACCTCATGCTATAATGGTTATATGGATCAAATCATAAATTTACTAAAGGTGTTGCTTGCAGATAATATAACTCTTAAGTTAAAGGCTCACGGGTATCACTGGAATGTAGAGGGTGATGATTTTCCTCAGTTTCATAGTTTTTTTGGTGACATATATGCAGACTATGAGTCAGCAACAGATACATATGCAGAGTGGTTGAGAAAATTAGATGCATATGCACCATTCAAACTATCAAGATTTATAGAATTAAATGAAGTTGGGGAGCCAGAAGTATCTTCTGATCCAATGACAATGTCTGCTGATTTACTTATGGCAAACGACATGGTGCTATCAAAATTAGCAGATGCAGTGGAAATGGCCACAGCCAATAGACAACATGCACTTGCAAACTTCTTTGCAGAAAGAATGGACCAGCATCAAAGATGGCACTGGATGCTTTCAGCAGTAAGCAAAGAAAATGAAATTGACTAATAGATAGTTTCATATGTTGGAAATAAAAACTAATGTAGGTAAACTAATAATTGCTCCAAGTCATCTTGGAAATAAAAAAGATCTTCCAAGCAGAGTCATAGAATTATTTAAAAGGTCTAATAACATTATCGTAGAAAAAGAAGAGCAATTTTATAAAGATTTAGATTTTTTAGGTATTACACTAAAGAAGAAACCAATTGAATTTCAGCATAGTGATGAATTTTATGATATGGTAACTGATAAACTTGATAACAATGAGGATGTTGTTTTAATTGTTGAGATGGGCTATCCAGGTACAGCAGACCCAGGCTCCATGCTTATAAAGCATTTACATACATTAAAATATCCAGTAGATATTATAGCGGGACCAAGCATTGGGCCAATGGCAATTGCACTTTCTGGTATTGTTACAGGTGAAAAGGCATATGTGGTACTTGAACTTTTTGGTTTAGAACAGCATGAGATATTGTCTCATTTAAATAACATAAAAGATCTTCCATACTGCTCTGTTATATTAGATCACAAAACTGCTATGAAGGAGATACTACAAAAAACTATTGATGTTTTTGAGGAAGACCGTGAGATTGCTCTTTTGGTAAATGCTGGACATGAAGAAGGAAGCAAAACATTAATAGATAAAGCATCAAGCCTAATAGAGTTAATTGGAGATACTGATCCAAAAGAGTTTTTTGGAAAACTTGGCATGACCACCCTTGTAATTCCCCCAAAACCCCAGGGATTTACTATGGTACAATATAAAGTATGAAGTCTGATACCCCAATGAGTGTACACAATAACCCTATTGTTACAGATCCAGAACCAGCAAATCCTTCCCCACATATCAATCCTTCAGTGGGAATGAAAAAGCCACAATACATGAGAACAAATCAAGGACGACCACTTGGTTCTGGTATACATAATAAACCAGGTGTAGAGATTTGGGCTGGATCAGCATTTGGTAAATCAATTCAGAATGAAATAATTCCTTTATCTACCTATCAGGGATGTGATTGTGAAATGTGTAAGCAAATGAATGTAGACTGTCCAGATTGTCCAACATGTGCTAATCCTATTCCTATCAACGAATCAATGAAAGCAGATGCACCACTGCCAGAAAATCCTATAATGCCAACAAATACTTATCAAAAATGTGAGTGTGCGATATGCATAGAACAAAATATTGCTTGTGCATCATGCCCTGAATGTGGTGGTGGATTGGATGCAGAAACACAAATGGCAATGTATGACTCTTCAATTGGAAAGGCTGACCCATGTTGGGAAGGATATGTTCAAAGAGGCATGAAAGATAAAAATGGAAAGATGGTTCCAAATTGTGTACCAGTAGGAAAATCAGAATCAATATTGCTTTCAGCAAAAGACTACACAAAACAAACACGAATAGATAGGTTGTTTAAATAATGCCAAAGAAAAAGTCACATGCTTTTAATCCAGTTCAAATTAAAGATGGATGGATTGTAAGGTTATATAAAGATGGCCGTATTAAATCTAAGATAGAGCCATACACACCCAAGCACAAAGAAAAGAATAACGGATAAATATGTTTACTAAGGATCAAATTGAGGGTGCAAAAAAAGCAAGGAATGTAGTTGTTTTAAGAAATGAAATAAGCAAATCTGCTAAATGGAAAGATGTATCTGAGGTTTACGATGTAGCAAACGAAAGAAACATAAGGCATGTATCTTTTGCAACAATGGCTATAGAAAATACAGAAAAATATACTAGTGTGTATGATGAAATAATTAAAGATATTCAGCATGTTCATGGTGGAGAGCCCATAGGGGCAATGTCAATTTTACACTTTCTTACAGGTAGAAGCAATGAATTAAATGACCAAGATGGAGTTGAGTTTAAGGAAAAGTTTATACAAAGAACACCACACCAACAGCCACAAGAAGTTCTTAGTCCAGAGTCTTTTAGACCTACTATACATATTGATGATGTTGATGGGTTTTTTATTCAAAATGAAGGTGAAACTCTTTGGAGAATATACAAAGATGAAGGAATTCAGGAGCACCATTTGCGTGAAGGTGACTTTATGTACATACCAAAATTTGTTGTTCATAGTGTAGAATCTTTAACACCTAGACACTCTGTATCTATTGCTTTTAAAGATCCACAGTCTGCATTTTGTTCTTATTGTAAACGATAAAACATTCAGATAGGTCATAGGATAAAACCTTTTCCCTTATTAAATCATATCGATCATAAGTTTTTGAAGATCTTAAGTAACCTATTTCTGGTCTATCTTTAACTAAATCAATATACTCTTTGTTGATTATTTTATTATTAGTAACTGTGGATACATAATCAAGAATTTCAAACCTTTTAGAATTAATTTTATCGTAATCAAATAATAGATCAATATTGCTAAGTGATAATGTATAAAAATTTACATACTCTTTTATTCTTTTTTCTATTGTTTCATTTGTATATGATTCAAATTCATCACCGTTTCTAAAATGAAGTGCTTCCATGGCAACAATTGATGTAATAGAGTCGACTGGCTCTCTAACTGTTCCAATTGAAAAATCATAGTTTTTTAAATCTTCTAACTGACCATCTTGATCAAGGTGTACCTTATCAATTTTCTGATTAAAAGCAAAAGAAAATAACAATGTAAGGTATGTTGAACCAGACCTTGGATATGTTGCAACTATTATACTCATGTATCTCCAACGGGATTCGAACCCGTGTTGCCACCGTGAAAGGGTGGAGTCCTAGGCCCCTAGACCATGGAGACTTGTTACTAGAGCGAGTGACCAGAATCGAACTGGCACAATCAACTTGGAAGGATGATGCACTACCATTATGCAACACTCGCCTTGCGATCCCGAACGGACTCGAACCGTCGACCTCCACCGTGACAGGGTGGCGTTCTAACCAACTGAACTACGAGACCTTCGCTGGCCCACCAGGTTTCGATCCTGGGACATCCGAATTAACAGTTCGGCACTCTACCAACTGAGTTATGGGCCAATGTACTATATTAGTATAGCACTTAAAACGCTATTGGTCAACTAATGAGTTAAACATTTCTGCGGTGTGATAGTGAAAATGAATTCCAGGATGTGACATAAAGTGCTTAACCTTTTTATTATTTTCTGCCATAAAATCACTGCCCTCTTCCCAACAAATACTAGATATAAATTTTGAGTCATGAGAAGATTTGCATTTATTTACAATATTATTTGGATTATAAGTTTTATATGTTATTTCATCAAATGCAAAATATTGTGTTAGTTCAAAATTTTTAATTTCATTTAGTTTATCAAGCAAAACTTTTGTAATATTAGACCATGTGGACCAAAATAGTTTTATGTTGTTTGTTTTACAAAAAGATTCTAAAAAGTATATTGAGTTAATTGATTCTAGAACTGCCTGATGTGGTGATATAGAATTTTCTAAAGACCTACCATCTTTTCTATCAATTTCGACTAACAACTTGTCTTTATTATTTTCATAAAAATGAGACATTGTGTTAGCAACATTTGGAGTAGAAAGTTTTATGGTTTTGTCAATATTAGAACTACTACCAAGATATTTTTTAGCAACATCATAATTAAAATCTTGCACAAAAAGCATTCTAAAGAAATCAGGGAATAGGCAATAAACAGATTTTGGATTACCATAATTCATACAATACTTTACTATCTTATTACAAATTTCAGTTACTGAAGATCCTGGTAGAGATAGGTTGACATAACTTTTATTTTGAATTTCTGACAAAATCTTAACCCATGTCCCATCTTCTGGCACACCAATGCCAAAAGTCACAGAGCAACCAGCACCCAAAATATCTATCTGTTTATTTGTAAAATTAGAACCTCTAAACCCATTATTATTTATTTTATATTCATTAACTTCGTCAAATGTTGTGAGCCCCTCTTGCACGTTTAAATTATCTCTTGTCATTTTTATTATTCCAGGAATAAAAGAAGGGCTATTAAGTTGCAATAAATAAAAATCTAAAAGTTTCTTTGTTTCTTCATTATAAGAATATTGTTCAAGTATATCTATTGTCAAAAATCAGCCTCATTTCTATTTTAATTATACAGCATAACCATTGGTACCCCTGGCAGGAATCGAACCTGCGACGCATGGCTTAGAAGTCCATCGTTCTGTCCACTGAACTACAGGGGTATACACTAAGTATACAGTTTAAAACCAGACCTGTCAAGCCATGCTATAATAAAATGACTATGAGACGTATAGCAATACAGTATTCTGGAGAAATAAGAAACTTGTTAGATTGTTTTAACAATCATTATGAAAATTTTATTTTGCTTAATCCAGAATATGAGGTAGATATTTTTGCACACCTTTGGTGCTCATCAGACGAAATTGACACAAAGGGTATAAGAATTATTAGGGGGTTAAATCCAGTAGACATATGTTTTGAGCAACCATTTGAATTTAATAGGTCAGACATCATTCAGGATATTAGGTTTCCATGGATTACACAAAATATGCTTTCAATGTTTTATGGTATAGAAAAAGTTAATAACATAAGAAAACAATATGAAATTAATAACAATATTAGTTATGATTATGTCATTAGGATTAGAACAGATATTACCTTTGTTCCAAATTGTATAGATCCAATTGACAACTATGAAAAAAACTTGATACATATAAAAGATTACACCCCATATACAGAGCATAACATAAATTATGCCATTAATGATTATTTTGCAATAGGATCTCCAGAACTAATGGATAAATATTGTTCGGTATTTAGCAATGTTGACCATATGATCTCATCTGGTGCTGCAATAAATCCAGAATGTCTAATAGGTTTTAATATTAAAGACCTTCCAATTAAAAAGCATAAGTTTAGAATGTGGCCACATAAATATATTTTTATGTATTTAGATCCACTTAGTGGAGGAAATCTAGGATAGTGGTACATCTGGAAGGACTTGAACCTTCGGCTCTCTGCATATAAGGCAGGTACTCTAACCAACTGAGTTACAGATGTAAACTTTTGATATATTTTTATATACCGCTGGTTTGCAGATAATCTTAAAATGATACCTGACAAGGAATATTTGGCTTACATATAACAACATAACCATTAAACTTTGCTGTTTCAATAATACTATTGTATTCTTTAACTGATACATCTAATCTTTTTTGAGATTCTTTCATCCAATCAGCCTGCTCTTTTTTGGTAGGAACATCGTACGCTGTCTTGGTCTCCCAATAACCAGTTACAATGGCAGTGTTTCCACTTACCCTTGCCTTTGCTATGTATCTTCCAGTTTCGTATGTATAAGAGGTTGTCTTTAAAGGCTTAAAGTATCCTTGCTTAATTAAATTATTTTTAACTGTTGCAGGAAAATTTAATAATAGGTTCATGTTTGCATTTTTGATCCAATCAACTTCAGCGAAGTGGTCAGACCTTGCGTTTACATACTCATTTTTTAATGATTGCAAATTTGCATATGATGATTTAACTAAAGATCTTGTTGTCTCAAATTCAGAGAAAGAAACCTTAGTGCCATCTTGCTTTACAGACCACATCCACCCTTGCTGAAATGCTGAAATTGCTTGTGCTGCTGTGCTCATGTGAATACTTGTTGAATATTCTTGCTCTAAGTCCCAATTAAATTCTTGGTATGCAGCATCAAAGTTTGAAGCAATGAGTTCATAAATAGAGTCTCTTCCTCCAGGAATTGATCCAAATGCACAGCAATCTGTTGTTCCAGAAATTATCTTTCCTAAAATTCTTTTAGGTGGGCCAGGGTATCTATCTTGATCTTGGTTGCTCAAAGTTATTGTAGAAAGACCAAATCTTGAATTGAAGAAGACCACATCAATTTTGGACACACGAAGACTGTCGTTTGTTATTTTAACCTGATCAATTTCTTTCCATTTTGACAATGCGTTAGCATACTGTGATTCTGCAGAAGAAATTTTAGGCAAGTATGTCTTATCAATAGCCAACAAGTCTGATGCCTGTGCAGGAGCAATAACTACTGAAAATACTGTTATTAGTAGGATGAAAGCAATTTTCTTCATTGTAATCCTTTGTTAGTAGGTATGTTATAAGTATACCGAATTCTGCACGGTATGTCAAGTACACCAGGTAGGACTTGAACCTACGATAGCCGAATTATGAGTTCGGTGCCTTAACCAACTTGGCTACTGGTGCAAAGGTTAATTACCTTTTATTAAACAAAATGTTTTTGCTAAGAGATTTCTGATACTCTATTTGATGTATAGACAAATCTAAGGTTTTTACATACATTAAAACATCGCTATAAACCTCTAAATTTTTACTACTTGGAACATAGTCATGATGGGGCTTTAGAATATTTGTATAATCTATACTAACATTTTCTAAATCTAAGCAATTAGAAAAATTTTTGATAGTATTTGCTGGATCTTTTATAAAATCATTGTAACTTATAATGTTCCGTACTTTTTGATTTATAACATAATTATAAAACATAAAGTATTCTTTTGCTGTATCTTTTGCAACTCTTTCAATAGAATCATCAGGTTTGGAATTAATATGTTGAGAAACTCCAGATACAATGGTATCGATTGGGCTTCTTACAATTGAAAATACCTCCCTATTTTCATCTCTTTTATAAAAATGACTTCTTGGTAGATAAAAGTTTGTGGCTTGCTCAAAGTATTCAGCAAAATAGTTTAAACCTGATCTAGGAAATGTAACAAAAATAATATTATCAAGTAACCATTTTTCCATTTTGTTTATTTTATTAACATTCCAAAAAATGTTCCAATCAAAAATGACATGATTCCAACTGTCCAATGGTAGTATTTAAACATATGTTCCTTGATTATCTGATCTCTTATTTCACGATCAATTTCAGCAATGTCAGGCTTCATCTTGGTTGACTCCAAGTGTCATAAAAAAATAACAAAATACCCAGCCAGCAACAAAAGCGGGAATTAAAAATAAAACATTAATCATAATACCTCCAATAGACTATACATAAGTATAACAACCACCTTAGTGATTGTCAAGTTTGGCGATTACTTTGCTTCTGCAGCAGGCATGATTGCATCACATGGACAGATTATTGATTCTGGAAGTTCATGCACTTTTGTATTAATAATAATTGATGTCTTGCATTCTGGACACTTATAGGTTTTTTTCATAAATTAATCATACCACATCTCTCTTAGTTTCGTGTTTATTACAAACAGGATAGTTTCCTGGATGACCTAATAGTTTGGGTCTACATATTTCACATTTTAATCTTAATGCCAACTCAAACTTATTTAGTTGATTGGCTAACTTAAACATATTGTTAATATTCAATTTTGATCCCAGCCCTTTTTAATTGCTTTCATATCAAGAAGGTAATATGTTCCCCATAATTCATAAGGTTTGTTAAGAATTGTCCACATCTTTGAATGATACTTATATCGCCAACCATAGTTTTCATCTTCATCTAGGTCAATAGCCTTAACTAAATGATTACCAGCGTATTCACCAAGAAAATTTCCAATCCATCGTAGTGGAAGTATTCTAGTCCTTTGAATCTTTGTCGTGTGCTTCATAATCCACCTTATCTTTAGGAACCCAAACCTTTTTGCCATCTTTCCAGACAGGCCAATAACCAAGGCTACGCCAGTCCATTTGCGTTATCTTGGGCTCTTTCATTCAAAATCAATCTGTTGCTCAAAAAGACTTGATGCATAGTTGTCTTTGCCTCTTGCAACCTTTGCTGCAAGAATACGCATCCCAAGTGCGTTTGTAATTGAGTCCTCGATAGGCAATGCTTCAATAGCCCTTGCAATCTCTTCTCTTAGCATCATATCATCAACGCTCATAGTTTAGCCACCAATTTAGATGCCATCTTAAGACCCTTGACTAATCCATCATGATAGTCTTGATTTTTAATAACCTTGGTAGTATCCCATATACGATAGGATTCTTGATCTAATAATGTTGCTATTTCTTGGTTTGTCATACTCTAATTATACCGTATTGAGCAGGGTATGTCAAATATGATGATATAATTAACCTATAATCTAGGAGGTTATAACTATGGTAGCACCAAGAGGAATATTTGGAACAGGAACAATAACAGGCTCAGGTAATGTTATGGGAAATGCTGGAGCAACATTTTCTAGAACCTTAAGCATATCAACCGTTAATCTTAATGATGTTGGCTATGACGCAGTATTTAGCAATAGCACAATGTTCTTTAATAATTCTTTCCCTCCATACTTAACAGACTATATGACAGAAAGCACTCCGTACGTAGTAACAGTTAGTGGTTTGGTCAATCCAGAAGATCAAGCAATGAATGGTCAGACTTTTAATGTTTTCAGAGCAAGTAACGTAATTGTTGACGCAGACGGTACTTTTACTGCCTTTATTAGTGCTTTTAATCTTAGTGGAACCCATGCTTGGGAAAAGTATGACCATGTATGGAACTGGAACTCCTAAAGGATAAAGTTGTTTATCTATGATGATAACTTTTTAAGTTTAGATCAGATTCTTGAAGTAAGCCAAGCAGTAACAAAAAATAATAGAAATATTGTTTGGCATACCCTTGAAAACACAAGCGGTATACGCCAATATCTAAAGTTAAAAAATAAGAATATAACGGTATCAGAGGATAAGCAACACTCTCATGCAGCATCTTTTAATAACAAAAAGATGTCAGATATCCATGAAATTGGCAGCAACATACTAAACACCTTTGCTAAAAAACACGGGATAGAGATCAAAGAAACCTTAAGAATTAAAGCAAACATCTTAAATAAAACAGATAAACAAGATCATATACACCCACCCCATGTAGATATGACCACACCACATATGGTTTTACTATACTATGTAAATGACTCAGATGGGGATACAATAATCTTTCATCAAAAGCACTCATCTGATCAAGACCCAGTACTTACGGTTAACAGGTCAATTTCTCCAAAGGCTGGATCAGCAATAATGTTTGATGGTTTGACCTATCACTCATCATCTTCACCTCAATATACAGAAGAAAGAATAGTAATCAATATT